AGTCAAGTCCATCGGCCCCGACAATGACCAGGTCCCCAAATCCAACGCCGTCAAGATCATGTACCACCCGAAGAATCCCCAGATTCATCTGCTCCGTGCAACCATGCCCCGCGTCAAAACGGATATCCCCCTCTGGATTCTCTTCCGCGCCCTCGGCGTCACAAAGGATAAGGATGTCTGCGATCTCATCATCGGCCCCGATACCGACGGCACCTTTGATGCGCTCATGACAGAGAGTATCATGGAGGCCGCCGAGGTCCGCACCCAGGAGTCCGCTCTCGCATGGCTCTCCACCCACGTCAACTCCTGGTCGAGCCGCACGACCAAGCAACTCCGCATTGAGGACATTCTCAGCCTCGAGCTCTTCCCCCACATTGGCCTCAATCCCTCCTTCAACTATGCAAAAGCCTGCTTCCTGGCCCACATGACCCGAAAGGTAATGTGGGTGGCTTCCGCCCGAATGCCCAACGACGACCGCGACGCCTATCCCAACAAGCTGGTGGATTTGCCGGGCTTTCTCCTGGCCAATCTGTTCCGGACCTACTTCACCACGAAGATGATCAAGGACATCCGGTCCAGCCTCGCCAAGGAGATTCACAGCGGGGGCTGGCGGGCCTCGGGGAACTTTGAAGAGATTGTGAACGTCTCGAACATCAACAAGGTGGTGAAGTCCGTGATCCTGGAGGTCGGCCTCAAGACTTCTCTCGCCACCGGCAACTTTGGTTCGGCCAAGATTGGCGGCCCGAGCAAGATCGGCGTCAGCCAGGTTCTGAATCGCCTCAACTACATTTCGGGCATCTCGCATCTCCGCCGCATCTCAACCCCTATTGAGAAAACGGGCAAGCTCATCGCTCCCCGCAAGCTGCATAATACCCAGTGGGGCTTCATTTGTCCTTCTGAGACTCCGGAGGGACACTCTGTAGGTGTGGTGAAGAACATGTCCTCCACGGCCATCGTCAGCATCTACAGCAACGCCAAGACGATCAAGGAGTTCATCCAGGCGACCGGCACCTTGAAGCCGCTGGAGTCGACAAGTGTGGGGGAGAAGCATTCGTCCACGCGCCTCTTTCTGAACGGGGCCTGGCTGGGAACACTCGCAAAGGACGATACTCTCACGATGCTGGAACTTCTCCGGAAGGCGAAGCGGTGCGGGCGCATCCACGTGCAGACCGGCATTATCTGGAAGGCGTCTCTTCGAGAGATCTGGATCACCACGGAGGCGGGGCGGATGTTGCGTCCCCTCTTCTACGCGGAGGCCTTGCGCGAGATTGCGGCGGACAAGTCGGGCAAGTTGCTGGCGGAGGTCAGCGCCATCCAGAACTGGGAGCGCCTTCTTCTCTGGGAGAGCCCCACCGGCAACGCCCTGATTGAATACATTGATCCGGGCGAGACCGAGTCCACCTACATTGCCATGTTCCCCGAGGACGTTATCCGAAAGCCCCAGGACTCCTTCACTCACGCGGAGATCCATCCCAGCACGGCCCTGGGAACTCTGGCGAGCAACATTCCCTTTCCGGATCACAACCAGTCGCCGAGAAACTCCTACCAGGCGGCCATGGGCAAGCAGGCAATGGGCATGTATGCACTCAACTTCCGCGACCGCTACGATGCCCTATCGCATCTCCTCTGCTATCCGCAGGTCCCGTTCGTTTCGCCCTTCATGAGCCGCTTCTACGGTGCCCAGGCGATGCCCTCCGGCCAGAATATTGTCGTGGCAATCATGACCTATACTGGCTACAACCAGGAGGATTCTATCATGATTAACAGGGGTTCTCTGGACCGGGGCCTGTTCAGGTCGATCTTCTATAGGACATACAAGGACGAGGAGCGCAAGAACCAGTCATCAGGTGAGGAGGAGCGCTTTGTCAAGCCGGATCCGACCATGACGAAGCAGATGAAGAATGCGAACTATTCCAAGCTGGACGAGACAGGCTTTGTGCCTGAGAATACGTATGTGGATACGGATGACATTCTGATTGGCAAATACGTCCCGCTGCGTGTCCCTACAGGGATGGTGATTCCTGCAGGGGCCAAGCGATTCCGTGACGTTTCCAGGACGATGCGCAACAATGAGACGGGCTGGGTGGATAAGATCTTCAAGAACAGGAATGGCGAGGGCTACTCGTTCGCGAAAGTGCGAGTGCGCCAGGACAGGATTCCCGAGATTGGTGACAAGTTCTCCTCGCGCCATGGCCAAAAGGGCACATGCGGGATGATTCTGGATCCCGAGGACATGCCCACGACGGCGTCGGGGCTGGTGCCTGACATTATCATTAATCCGCATGCGATTCCTAGCCGCATGACGATTGCGCAGCTGCTGGAGACGCTGTTGGGCAAGATGGGGCGTGAGATGGGCTGTCTGGGAGACGGATCGCCCTTTAATAATGTGACCCTGGAGGGGTTGACAAAAATCATGCGGGATGATCTGGGTCTGGAACCCGCGGGCAATGAGGTGCTCTATAATGGCTTTACAGGGCGCCAGATGGAGACGAGTATCTTCATGGGCCCGTGCTTCTACCAGCGCCTCAGGCACTGCTCGGCGGATAAGATGCACTCGCGATCGTCGGGGCCGCTGGTGATGCTGACGAGGCAGCCGGCGGAGGGGAGAGCGCGTGAGGGCGGCTTGCGCTTTGGAGAAATGGAGCGTGATTGTGTGGCCGCACACGGTATCACCGAGTTCACAAAGGAGCGCTTCATGGAGTGCTCCGATCTCTTCCGCTGCTGGAGTTGCCAGGATTGTGGCCTCATTGCTGTAGTGAATCCCAAGGAGGGCATCTGGAACTGCAAGGGCTGTGGCAATACGACGAACTTCTCGGCGATTGAGATCCCCTACGCCTACAAGCTTCTGCTGCAGGAGTTGGAGACAATGTGTATCTCGTCGCGGATTATTACGCAGAAGAAGCTGCTGCGGTTCGCTGCGACAGAAAAGGCTCTAAAGGAAGCGTGAGCGAATAAGAATACCCAGATACCAACTGAGGACAACGATGACAAGTGCTGCTGCTATAACCGCGCCGACGTCCATTTTCTATTTTAAGTTGCGAAAACTAAAATTGACCCTGGGCGTAGGCCAGTTATGCGGTATAACCCGGCATCTCTATATCTTACAATGTCTTATAGTATGCAGGTCATCAAGCGCGACGGCGAACGTGAGAACGTGAGTTTCGACAAGGTCTTGCAGAGGATTCGCGCGGCGGCAAAGGGTCTCACGGTGCGACCCGATATTTTGGCCCAGCAGGTTCTTGCACGTATTGTTGACGGGATCAAGACGTCCGAGCTGGATGAGCTCGCCGCGCAAATGGCGGCATCATTGTGCACCACTCATCTTGATTGGGGCACACTTGCTGCACGGATCGTTGTCAGTAACCACCACAAGAACACAACGGCCAGCTTCACAGAGGTTATGCGGACCCTGTCTAAGCAGACGATGCCAAAGACGGGCGAGGTCATTTCCTACGTGAACGAGGGACTTCTGGCAACACTCGAGACCCATGGTCCCGAGATTGATGCCTATATCAAGTATGACCGCGACTATGAGTTCGACTATTTCGGTTTCAAGACGCTCGAAAGGGCCTACCTCCTGAAAGACTCGTCTATGCGTATTCTTGAGCGGCCCCAGCACATGTGGATGCGTGTGGCCCTCGCCCTGTGGTCTGCGGATCTTCCCAGAGCCTTTGAGACGTATGATCTTCTGTCGCAGAAGGTCCTGACGCATGCCACGCCGACCCTCTTTAATGCGGGGACGCCGAGACAGCAGCTGAGTTCCTGCTTTCTCCTGGCCATTAAGGGAGATAGTATTGACGGAATCTACGAGACGTTAAAGGATTGCGCGGCGATCAGCAAGTTCGCGGGGGGCATTGGTCTCCACGTACATAATATTCGGGCGAGGGGCTCTCTGATTCGCGGGACGAATGGGACGAGCAATGGGCTGGTGCCAATGCTCCAGAACTTTAACGCGACGGCGCGCTACGTTGACCAGTGCTTCACACCGGATACTCTTATCTATACGGAGTCTGGCCCCAAGACCATTGAGGACGTGAGTGTTTCTGACAAGGTTCTTACGAGTCTTGGCACCTTTGAGGCAGTTCATCTTCCTGTACGCCACGAGTATTCTGGTCCCATTCTTCAGATCCAAGCCAAGAATGCGGTGTATCCAGTGCGCGTGACCCCCGAGCACCAGGTGCTAGCTCTAAAGGGGCAGCAGAAGGGTCTCAACTTCAGCGTGATTAAAAATCGCCTGGACAAGAATATTACGCAGCCTGAGTTTGTGGATGCGGGTGAGCTCCTACCAGGTGATTTCCTGGTGTATCCTATACCCACTCATGTGCATGACATTCAGGTGCTGAGTGAAGAGGATTGCCGCTTCTATGGGATTCTCTTGGGCGATGGGTATATTTCGGGGACTGTGGCGGGGGTATCTCTGAATAATACGAGCAAGCAGGGTGTTATGGAGTTTGTCACCGAATATCTCAATACCCGCGGGGTGCGCGCTCATGTCTATCCAGCTGAGCCGCCTTCCGCGAGTATCTCTGTAAAGTGGTCAACAACATCCCCGGGATTCAAGTTCACCAAGTCCCAGCTTTACGATACAAATAAGCAAAAGAAGATTGATACCCCCTTCCTTCATCTTCCGCTTCCCAAGATTAAGGCTCTTCTCCGAGGGATTATTGAGACTGATGGCTGTATTGGGGAGAAGGAGATTTCTCTGGAGCTGAGCTCCTACCCACTTATTGAGGGCGTTCGCTATCTTCTCCTGCGTCTTGGAGCTCTCTCATCTGGTTACGAGCGCAATAGGGTGGGAGATGTTTCATCTACCTGTGACATTCATACGAATCTGCCCACAGCTGTCCTACGGATTCCCAGGATTGCAGAGATTCTTGACATGTTTCCTGCTGCGCCAAAGAGTGAGTTCTTCACCTTCATGCGCCACGAGAATAACCTCTACACCCGTATTGAGACTATTGAGGAATGCACTTACTCAGGTGTGGTTCACGACTTTGAGATTGCAGGTCCTCATGACTATGTTGTGGCACATATGGGTGTCGCTCACAATGGCGGCGGCAAGCGCAATGGATCCTTTGCCATCTATTTGGAGCCCTGGCACGCGGACGTGGAGGATTTCCTGAAGCTGAAGCTGAACTCGGGCAATGTGGAGGATCGAGCCCGTGACCTCTTCTATGGCATGTGGATTCCCGACATGTTCATGCGGCGTGTGGAGGAGGACGGGCAATGGTCGCTCTTCTGTCCTGCAGAGGCGCCTGGCCTCGCGGATGTGCATTCGGCGGCCTTTGATGCTCTGTATCTGGACTATGAGGCGCGTGGGCTCTATAGGAAGCAGGTGTCGGCGAGGAAGCTGTGGTTCCAGATTCTCGATACGCAGATTGAGACTGGCACGCCGTATCTGCTCTTCAAGGACGCGGCGAATGCCAAGTCCAACCAGCAGAATCTGGGGACGATCAAGTCGTCCAATCTCTGCACGGAGATTATTGAGTATTCGGCGCCGGATGAGACGGCAGTGTGCAACTTGGCCTCTCTGGCTCTGCCGGCCTTTGTTATTAAGAATCCTTCGGTCGGCTACATTTATGATTTCGACGCCTTGCGGGCGACGGTCAAGGTGGCCGTGCGGAATCTCAATAGGGTGATTGATATCAACTACTATCCGACGCCTGAGACGAAGAACTCGAACATGCGTCACCGGCCTATTGGGCTGGGCGTGCAGGGTCTGGCGGATGTCTTTGCGATGCTCGGATTCGCCTGGGAGTCGCCCGAGGCGGCGGAGATGAACCAGATGATCTTTGAGCATATTTATTACGCGGCGGTGGAGGAGTCGGCGGAGATTGCCTTGACCGATGGGGCGTATTCTACCTTTGAAGGGTCGCCTGTATCCCAGGGGCGGCTGCAGCCTGATATGTGGGGCGTGACTCCTTTGACGCAGAAGCTGGACTGGGCCGGCCTGCGCCTACGGGCGGCGAAGGGTCTGAGGAACTCGCTCTTGGTGGCCCCCATGCCTACTGCATCCACGTCGCAGATCCTGGGCTACAATGAGTGCTTTGAACCCTTTACCAGCAACATCTATACACGCCGTGTGTTGGCGGGCGAGTTCATCGTGATCAATAAGCATCTGATGAAGGAGCTGATCGGCCTTGGGCTGTGGTCGGATGCAATGAAGCAGGCGATTGTGGCGCGGAATGGGTCCGTGCAGGGGATTCCCACTATTCCCGAGGAGGTTCAGGCACGTTACAAGACATCCTGGGAGTTGCCCCAAAAGGTGCTGATTGATATGGCGGCGGCGCGCGGGGCATTCATCTGCCAATCGCAGTCCCTTAATCTGTCGATGGCAGATCCCACGTATGCGAAGCTCACTTCCATGCACTTCTATTCGTGGAAGAAGGGTCTGAAGACGGGGTCATACTATTTGAGAACGAAGGCGCCAGTGGCCGCCCAGAAGTTCACGGTGGATCCACGTCTCATGGCGGCCTTGGAGCATACCAGCACGATTACCACTGTCCAGGATGTGTATGAGACGGATTCCGATGATGAGTCTGTGCCGCCACCCCCGCCTCCTGCGGAAACGCGCGCGGAAAAGTTGGAGCGCTTGTCGAGAGAGTATGAGGAGGAAATGGCGAGGACTGGTGGGCAGGGTTGCACGAACTGTTCGGCATAAGGTATCTGCTTAGGATGAGCCTAGATACCGGCCTTCGGCATAAGGTATCTGCTTAGGCCCTCGGCATAAGGTATCTGCTTAGAGAATCTCTAAGCACTAAATATATAACATGAACGTTGTTATGGCCGTATATATTGCACTTCTTTTTATTGCGCTGACTCCTGGTGTTCTTTTATCTCTGCCTCCCGGTGGATCTAAGCTGGTCGTCGCTGCCACTCACGGCGCAGTGTTCACTGCAGTCTACTGGGTGACCCACAAGTCGGTATGGAATGCCACAAAGAATATGTAGAACTATAAATGCTTGCACATATACTGCTTTTTATTCTTCTGACTCCGGGTATGATCCTCACTATACCACCCGGCCCGAACGGTATCTTTTTCTCAGGAGAAACGTCGATTGACGCAGTTCTAACGGCAGCGGTGATATTCGCAGGGATTATCTATTATAAAAAGAAGATTCCGGTCTTACGAAATGTAATCGATGTTCTTGACTATATATATTAAGGCCCGATCATGGCACATTTTTAACTTCTTACAGAAATTCAAAATGTGGCTAACTGTTCTCCTCTTTATCCTTCTTTCTCCAGGCATCCTCTTTAAGATAGGGAAAGGAACTATATCTGTCCTTATACATGCCGCACTGTTTGCAGGCTGCCTTGTCGCGGTACGCACATTCTTCCGAGGAGTCCGGATTGAGGGATTCGAGGATAAACATGTCGAAGGCTGGCAACTGGGTAGTAGTTGTGGCACCGAGTATTGTAAAACTCCAAAAGAGTACTGCAAACAGAATGACGATGGCGTAAAGTACTGCAGTGAAACGAAATAATGCTAATATAGCAATAGGTATGTGGGAAGAAGGGCTGATATTTATGCTTATTTATCTGGGGGTATTCTTCATTCTTCCAGATAAAATAAAAAAGAATATTCTCTCGAATGGTCTTTTGTGCGCAACGATAATCGCAGGATTTTTGGCCGGCCTCTATGGTATTTCTACGTACTCGACATCGGAGGGGTTTTATCAGTCTAATGTACCCGTATCAGGTGGATGTGCTAATAGTGGAAAACCATGTGATGAAATCACTTGTAGTTTTACTGCAACAATATCGGTGAGCGGTGCTCTATCCCAAGTTTCCGTAGTTTCGGGTAATCTTATAAAAGATATGAAAATCACAGCGGATTCCTCTAGTAGTTTATCATTACCTGAAAATACAATACTCTCTTCATATAATACATCAACTGTTTCAGGACAGTTGAATAGTTCGTCCACTTTTGTAGGGGGCAGTGGCAGTTTCATAGGAACATACCCGTCCTATTGTCTAGTTAATCAGAAAAGCCTGCCGACATCTGATGCAGATCAAAGCGTTTCCTTTAATATTTATGGCCGTTATGTGAGGATATATGCCTCTGCCACGGAAGGGGACGGAAAGTTTGCCCTATCTCAAGTTCTGGTGAATAATGCGGCAGGAACAAATATTGCTCTAGGCAAAACAGCCACGGCTACATCAACCGATCCATCATCAAAGCCCGCTTCTACTGCATTAGATGGGACTACGACATTACGTGTTAAGTCCTCTATCTGGAATAATAAAAATATTGGGCGAGACACCGAATATTGGGAAGTAGATCTCGGATCTGCACAAATGATTACTACTGTGCGCGTTATCACTGATATTCCTCTTAACACGGGTAACAGTCAAAGTGTTAATCTCGGTACCGGTTATGTAAAAAATAATGGATTACGTATTGTTGTCATAAAGGAACCCACAGAGGTCCGAACCCCTGAAGGAATCTGTGTGGCTCAGCCAACCCCTATCTATCCCGCGGGAACAACAGATGATGAAAAGAGGATTATCGGTTCTATGATCCTTGACGGGCTGAATGGTCAGACTGCACTTAATGTTTACAGGGGGGTAGAAAAGTTACCTGTTACATTTACCATCTTCGGGCTTACCGATTCACAGTCTGCCGCCGCGGTACTAAAGATAAAGTCTGCAAATCTTATGCAAGAACGCAAAGCAGGAAAGATAAATGATGACACTTATTTTTCATCAATAAATGCCCTAAAGAAATTGACAACCATGGCGGGAATAAATGATATCTCATTGGATCCCGCTAATGAACTGCGGATATACATGGCAGCAAATAAAAAGATAACAAAGGTGGTAGGATCTCCAGTGATCAGTTCATCAGGAAAAGATGGGAGTGCAACAATAATCACTACTGATGATGGAGGAAAAGAGAAGGCCACTAAAATAGTTATGGGTATATTAAAATCTAAGACGGATGATCCTAGTGCTGCATATTCTCAGCTAACTGATGCTGATGAAGATAATACCATTTCTGCCCCCCCCGATACTGGAACATGGTCGCAAACTCTACTACAAAATATGCCTCAAAATAGGGTGGCGATTACACTACCAAGCAGTGGCCCGACTTCTGGTAGTATGAGTGGTAGTATGACAGCTGAGCAAAGAGTGTCTGCAGTTAGGGTTAGTAATCCTACTGCGCTGATACTAACCCCCGAGATGTCTGCGGGGCCTGGGGTCACATCCGAACAGGCAGCGGCCAATAAGGCGGCGGCCATAGCGGCAGCAAATAATGCTCGGAATGGATCGAGTAACACTAATGGAACTTCTCCGTTGTCGATATCACAGATGGATGCGGCGGCTGGAGCTACTTCTAGTAGCAGAGGATTCGTATCGCCTAAGCTTAGTAAAACGCAGGGGGGGCAGTCACAGGTATATATGATTACAACACCTGTAGCCAGCTCCCAGGCTGCCTCCCAGGCTGCCTCCCAATGTGTGTCCTATAATGGCCGTCTAGCCACCCTTCAGCAAATCAAAGATGCACAGAAAAATGGTGCAGCGGTTAGTGATACCATCGGCGCTGGTTGGTACTCAGATACATTTAATGCAGTTGCCTATCCGACTTCCATTGGAGTGAAGTCAGCTACACCTGGAACTGGATCATATCCGGTCAACTGTTACGGACCGAAGCCGCCTCCAGGGACCCCCAATATTGCCCCATGGACAAATGTGGCCGCATCGATTCCTACAGGACCAAAAGATACTGGAGGACAGACGTATAAAGCGAATGATTGGAGTCAGCGCGCATGGGGAGATGGTGGTTTTGCAAAGGACGCGGATGGAATCTTAAAATACCCTGGTGCACCTTTTAGAACACAAGAAGTATATTATGTAGGCGGCACTCAAAGTATTACCAAAGAGCAGTCTACAACAATCTGTAAAACTCTGGGCGGAAATCTAGCAACGGAAGCCCAGTTAAATACAGCAAAGGGACAGGACGCAAAATGGTGCGGGGCTGGGTTTGTGAGTGATAAAGATACTGTTATTTCGTTGAATATATCTGACTGCCCTGCCGCAACAGTAAACGGTGCCTTGTGCTTTGGGATAAAACCTTCTAAAGATACGGGAGTCGATACAGCTACCATAACTTCTGGAGATTCTGGAGTGAACTTTGATCTCTCTATTGAACCATTTAATAAAAATAAAAATAGCAGCTCTTGGACGCAGGTTGCAGTAGACCCTGCCTTGTATTGCCGAACTGGAACAGTTGCTAGAGACTGTATGATAGATGATGTTATGACCCCTACATGTGTGAAACAGAGCAATCCAATATGTTCGAATACTTGTTCATCTACTACAGCCAGCAGTTCTAACACAGTAGGGGGGAAGAAAATATGTAGCACGGTCTCTCCTCCTCAACCAAGCTGCCCAGCAGGCTCAATGCCGATAATTTGCGATAATAGTTTTAAGTGTACACCAATGGGTGGAGATTGTAGTACCGCATATGCTCCTACCTTGAGAAGGCAATCTCCAGCGCCAACTGATCTTAGCGAAAGCCGTTATCAGGGGTATTGTAACTATCTTATGAATAAGTCAAATATGCTTGCTATGACGGGTAATAAGGTAATATTCACGAGAAATAGGGCCGTTTGGCCGCCACCACCACAGGTAGCTGCTGTTCCAGCAATACACTATGTTACTGATGATAAACTTGCGGCTATAAAAACAAGCAAACAACTTAATAGTGCGTATACTCTTCCTGGTATTGATAATCTTTTAGGTAAAGAGCCTACGTATGATATGGAATTTTGTATAGATAATCCTACCTTTTGTAAATATGCATGTTGTTGGGGGGGAACTCCTAAAATGGCGGATGTATATTTTACACGCATGAATGGGACATATCCAGGTAATGCGGATTTTGCCACGCACTGGAAACCAAAAAGTTATATAGATGGTTATCTAAAGCCCATTCAGTATTTACTGAATCATACGGACACAGTGATTGCCGGGTATGATCGAACATGGGAGGACGTGCGAGCATACGGCGCATACATAGGAAATCGTGAAGTGGCCGGTAGAGGTGAAGCTAGTGGCTACCATGGTCCTTGCCCAATTGACAAAATTATGGTATGCCCCTCAGCATTAGGCGTGGTATGTGGAGAAAATGGAGATTGTTTAAGTAACTCTTGTAAAGAAGGAAAGTGTGCATGTCTTCTAGATTCAGACTGTTATGAGACTAATACCTGCAATAAAGCTACTGGAAAATGCAAGAAGATGCTTGATGACACGTGCAGCGACGATGGTGAGTGTGTTAGCGGTAAGTGTCTAGCCGACATAAACAGGTATCCTAAAATGGGTACGACTGGAGTATGTGGATGTAAGGTACCTAGTGATTGCGTCAATGGAGATTGTACGAATAATATATGTAGAAAAAAGGGGGGGGAACCCTGTGGAAATGTATTTACAGCTTATAATATGAGGCTGAAAGATCAAGACTGTATAAGCGGTAAGTGTATGGGTGCTCCTGGTCCTTGGGATACTATTTTCAACCCATTTCTTAACCTAAATTATGCGCATGACTTAGACTATTATAAAACTACTCCCGAAGCACAAAATGGATATTGTGGATCTCGTGCAGGTGAGAACTGTGGTACACGCCTGTTAGAAACAGATTCATATAAAGGTAATGCAGGATACCCACCAGCGCAGCGGCAGATGAGGGATGCCGATTGTATAAAGTCTGGTGGCTTTGAAATGGCATGGATGCAGAGAAGGTGGTGTGAAAATGAAAAATGCCTTGCTGGTCCGGGAGAAGAATGCTTAACAGACATAAACTGTGCGACGGAAGGCCGTCAGAAATGCAAAGATGGTAAGTGTATTAAAAACCTTTGGGCACCATGTCTTGATGATTCTGAGTGTGAAACTAACAACTGCAAACTCCGATTTACGCTGGATTTTATGACTAAAGAAATTACTAATAGAGCTTACGAGCTAGTAAAGCAATGCTTACCTAAAGGGCAAGGGATTACGGTAGAGGATTACGATAAACTGCAAAATGAAAACAAATGGAAGCCCTCTACTGGTATGATATGTGGTAAGAATCTTGACTGTAAAATTGGGAACTACTGCTCGACAGAAACTAAGACCTGCACAAAGGAGACGTCAACCAGCCAGAAGGGGGCATATATTTGGGATTAGTATTAAGAAATGCATATGGCACAGTTCAGCCAGCGTGGGGCATGGTTCTGCGACAAAATACCGCGAACTACCATATTAAGTACACCCCTTTAGGGGGTGCTACATAGTAGTTCGAAGTACGTATCTTATTTCTTTTATTAGGTGCACGACACCTAATAAAAGAAATAACGGTACTTAGTTCACTGTATAAATATCTTCTTAAAATCTTACTTCACCGTAGTAAAATGAACATCGCCCTGCTAGCCTACATGTTTGTTCTCTTCGTGGCCCTGACCCCTGGTGTTCTTGTGAACCTGCCTCCCCGCTGTTCAAAGTACATTGTACTTGCCACACACGCGGTGATTTTCGCCGCTGTGTGGCACTTTACCCATAAGGCCGTGAAGCGCGCTACGGAGTGATTTTCTTCTCGCAAACCTAAGATGAGTGGCACGAAATCTAAAATGAAAAGCATGAAATAGTAGCCACAACTACTCCGCCACAACTACTCCGCAACAACCTTGACCCCTGCCAATCCATGCACAAACATTAGAAACTCCTTCGGAAAACCCCAAAAACAACCCGGCTTTACCTCGGCACCCGAGGGAATGCGGCGGCTGCTCGCGTTTTTCCCGTGGCTGAAGGCAACAATCATCTGCTGCGGAGGAACTTCCAGCACATCCTGTTCGCGCCCAGCCAGAAACTCCTCGCCCTCCCCAATCTGCACGGCCGCGGGAAATCCCCGCTCCTCCCACCACGCCCTATAGAACGTCAAGGTGGCCTCCGAAATACGCTGGCTGAAAGGAATATCCATCGGCGGTACATTGACTGCACTGATCCCCTTTACCAGATCATAGCATGCAATCGTCGTCGCCGATACCGCCTTCGGCTGCCAAGGATGCTTTGTGAGCCACGCCACGCGCCGCCTGAAACTCGTCTCAGGATAATGGTCATCGTCGTCCATCATGAGAACAATGTCCGCCGTGGCCTTCCGAACACCCATGTTCCGTTTGGAGGCCACCGACGTCTTTTTCTTTAACGGCACATAGACAATCTTCAGCGCGTCCGACTGGTTCGCCACCGCCGTGATCAGATCCGATGCGTCCTCATTCGGATCATCCGAATCCTCCACAATGATCCACTCAATCTTGGACTTCGGATAGTCTGAGGCCAGGATATTATGGCACCCCAGATCAAAGAACTTTCGGCGATTATACATCAGCGTCACGATGCTGATAGGGGGGCACTCATCCCTCTGTAGGATTGGGGGAAGAGTAGGCCAGTCCGTAGGAATCGTGGTCTCCTCCAGAACATCCAGCATCTTTTGAAGAAAACTGCGGTAGCGCACCTCCGCCTGGGCCCTGCGCTTCTCCGCAAGCGCATCAAAGTCCGTAGCCTCGAATGCGGCAATGGCGGCATCCAAAGATTCCGCAAAGGCGCAGCCTGCCTGACCCTCATAGTCGCTTACATAGCAGTTCAGCCTATTGAGAAGTGTAAAGGCCCCGGACCACTCGGCCTCTGCCGCGGTATAACCGAATCCCTCTGCCTCTGAGCAGCACACGTGGCCACGAAAGAAGGCTGCAAGTCCATGCCGCATAGTTGCATCCAGATCTTGGATTTCTATGCGAACATTTGGCAGCAACGCACCAGAAAGATCTAGCGGCTCCACTGTGTAGATTCGGAGCGGGGGATACGACTCTTTCCACTGACTCAGTAACTTGGGCACGTAGGCCCGCTTGTTCTTGGAGTTCCCGAGGAACCAGACGAAACCAGTGTCGGCAGTGCCCTTGGCTTTCACTGCAGCGCTAGGAGATGCCGCCCCCCAAGGAACTACGCGGACTTGATCGGGACGTACATGACCCGCCTTCACTGCATCCGCCGCCGATACAGGATCCTTATAGATAACATAGTTGAATTTCGACATGTAGGGAATCCATGCATCCTGGAACCATTCCGGATTCACCACGAGGATATTTACAGCCGACCAGGCCATCCAGCAGTAACTTGGGATCTCCAAATGGATGGCGATTTGTGACTGATGAGGAGGCTCCAAGGGGTCCGCGTATTTTACCTTGTAGGAACCGAGGGCCGCGACAATGCCCTCTACGTCACGAGAAATCCCGTAGGGATTGGATTTGTTATAGATAAGTGTTACCTCTTGCATATACAGTTTCTATGCCTAGATGGTTTAGGCAGTGCGTATGAAAATAAATATTTAACGATATACTAGAATGTCTGCCCCGCCACCTCCTACACCCCCTACCGCCCCTGCTGCGCCTGCTGCGCCCCCTGCTCCCCCTGCTGCCGCTGCGCCTGCACCCGCTGCACCTGTGAAAAAGACCATGTGGAATAGCTTGTCTTCACTGAACCCATTTGCAGCTAAGGGTGGCTCCAGGCGCAGGAATCGCAAGATGAGTCGCAAGGCTAAGAAGACAATGCGAAAGTCGAAGCGCAAGGGCTCTCGTAAGTCGCGTAGATAATGTCTCCGGCTAGAATGTGAAGCGGATTTACCATTGTTTGAAAAACTATGGTAAATTAGATTCAATGATCAAGGCGTTCAGGGCGGAGCGGACGCGCGGTAGGGGAAAAGCTGCAAAGCGTTCCACTCCCAAGTCCAAGACAATGCTAGTGCCCTATTCCGCTCTGAAGATCGTGCAGAGTGGTGGTGCGCTTGATACCGGCACGAACGATATTACACTCACAGTTCCTGCCGCTGGGTTACAAGCTACACTAACTTTTAATGCCGTGAGGCGCTATATACGTATCGCCCCCAACTCGAGCGGCTCGGTTGCCTTTTCACAGGTAGCTGTTTATGACGTAAATGGGAAGAATATGTCTATAGGTAGGGGGGTAAACGCAACGGGGTCATATACAGGGACTAACTCAGGAACCCCCGTAGATGGGACATTGGCTGCAAGAGCATTTCCAGCTGTATGGAGCAGTAACTTGGCATCAGACTATTGGGAGATTGATCTGGGAGCGCCTCAGCAGATTGCTACAGTTGTCATCTATTGGCGTAGTGATTGCTGCGGTGCCCCAGGCACCGCGGGCCAAGACAGAATCACAGGTGTGCCAGTTACCGCGAGTTTGAATGGTTCTGCTATCAACTATACCTGGTGGAACTCGGTAGGATCTAAGCCCTCGGCTGGACAGTATACCCTGGGGGCCGGTATTGATCAGACAGTCATTGCTAACTATAGTGCGCGATACGTGCGTATTATGCCATCGCTGTTTACATGGCAAGGCGATGGAAATATTAGTGTCTCTGAAGTCATTGTAACCAATCAAGCCGGCACGAATATCTCTTTAAATAAACCCGTTTTCGCAACAAGCAAATATCCCACAGCGGCTGCAGAAACAAGTATCGTAAATGGCAACACCACGCCTGCGCAAGGCTTTGCTTTCGCTTCAGGTGATCGTTATTCACAGTTTGTCGAAATCGACCTGGGGTCCATCCAAAATGTATACTCTATCCGCATCATAGGGGGTAGTGACTGCTGCTGGCCTGGTCAGCAATCATATGTGCAGGATCGCACATCTGGTATGCGTCTTATGCTTAACACTACTACAAATAGTTTCCCTGCTCTGGCTGCGTATATAAGTCAAACTCCCGCTGTAACGTGGGGCACTATGCCTAGCGCAATGTGCACGCCAGCCACAACATTTAATCAGGCGAACCCTGATGCACAGCCTGCAATGTCATTGGGAATAAATAATACCGATAGCAGCACTTTTATGTTTTATATTTATAATACGAATGGAAAAACGACTTTACCGGCCCCCCCTGGATGCGTTGGATGGAATGTTGTAGCTATGCTGCCAGGAACAACACAAACCTACACTGCGACCGTTAAAACCCATACGGTGATAACAGCTGAATATTATGTATCTGCCTGGACAGGCGCCAATCCCACGACGCAGGCTGCATTCACGTTTGCTGGCAATACAGTTCCCATGGGGAGGGGGGGGTATCTATTTTGCTTTAGCCCCCCCAGTGGCTTGGAAGTCTTTTATGCCTCAGAGGGTGGATATACCTATACAAAGCCCCAGGCCCAGGCGAAATGCGCGTCCTTTGGAGCAACTCTGGCAACCTTTGCTCAACTTTCCCAGGCCCAGAAGTTAGGAGGATCATGGTGTGCCACGGGCTGGGTGGAAGATCAAGACAAGACCTGGTATGCAATGAATGGCGACTGTAGTGCTCCTGGTCTTACTGAATACACACCTGGTTTAGCAGGAGCTACCTGCTATGGCGTAAAACCTGCACAAGGAGTTAGCAGCTCTATCGTGCCGTTCAATAAAACCGCGTGGTCTGCAGTAGGTGTTACTACCGCGGCGCCACAGACAAAGTTGGCTATACCGAATGTGGTTGGAACACTTGCGGGTAACTGGATTGGTACAGCAGTGCCTATTCATAAGGTGAGTGTTACTGCCGACACTGACCCCAACATTATCTCCAAATATCAAAATCTGGTGTTACTTACATTTGATGGAACATACACAAAAATGGTATCAACACGTTCTGGTAATGCGGCGAAATACTACCAGGGTCCATTAAGTGCATACAACCCTGCCAGTTTCGACACTTATGCAGATGCTACTGGTAACTACGTGATTAACAGCATCGACGGGATTTTCAGCCCGAATGATGGAAAGTTCCTTATACCTATTTCTACCGCAGCAGATAACACTATTAGCACATATGGCTATCCAGGTCGCTATATCGTGGTGAGGCCTTCTCTGACGCTGGGCGACGGATTTGCATCTATTTCCCAGGTTATTGTGACAACCATGAACGGCGTGAATGTGGCCTTAGGAAAGCCAGTCTACGCAACGAGTACCATTTCTGGGTGGGGTGCAGCAAGTTTAGTAGTTAACGGGACGATGACTGTCCTTAGTGGCTCAAGTAATGCGTGGGCGCCTGCTACGACTAACAGGGCTACGGAGTTTATCGAGATTGATCTGGGTATGACGTTTGCTATTGCTAGTGTTCGCGTAATCACTCTTTCAGGATATCAATCGGGTTCTGGCATTGATAGAACATCTCAAACCCGTGTTGAGATCAATCAGGCACCCCAGTCGGCGGCTTCAGCGGCATTTCATGCCCCGCTGCTTGCAGCCTCTGCAGCTACATCTGGTGCAGCTGTTCAAGCCTCTGCAGCCGCTTCTGGTGTAGCCGCTTCTGCCGCAGCTCTTCAAGCTTCCGCAGCCGCTTCTGCAGCTACATCTGGTGCAGCTCTTCAAGCCTCCGCAGCCGCTTCTGGCGCAGCTCTTCAAGCCTCCGCAGCCGCTTCTGGCGCAGCCGCTTCTGCAGCTGCTTCCGCAGCTACATCTGGCGCAGCACTTCAAGCCTCTGCAGCCGCTTCTGCAGCTATGGCCTTGGCCCCTGCTGCAGCCTCCGCTGCCCTCGCCATCCAGAAAACGATGAAAGTGGTGACTTATACAGGAACTGGAGCAGCAGGGTTTGCCGACGGCCCAGTAGCGACTGCACAGTTTTCTAGTCCATCTGGCCTGATATTTGATTCTAATGGAAATATGTTTGTTGCGGATGGTGGTAATCACAGAATAAGAAAAATCACACCTTCTGGGGCTGTTAGCACATTTGCCGGTTCAGGAACAGCAGGTTGGGTAGATCAAACCGGCACCGCCGCTCAGTTTAATAGTCCAATGGGTATATCGATTGATTCTGCCAATAACCTATATATTGCAGATATGGGAAATAGTGCTCTGAGAAAGATTACACCCGCAGGTGTCGTGACAACAATAGATAAGACAAGTTTTGTCAATCCCTATGATTGTGTAGTAGATGCTGTGGGGAATGTCTATGTAGCGGATTGCTACCACCATCAGATCAAAAAGACGACTCCCGCGGGTGTGACCACCACTATAGCTGGATCAGGAGGAGTAGGAAAAGCAGATGGGCCGGCCGCATCCGCCACCTTCTCCTATCCATCAGGTGTGGCAATCCACCCTACAACGGGCGAAATCTATGTTGGAGGTTGCGATGACAACAAGGTCAGAAAGATTAGCGCGGCCGGTGTTGTTAGCACTGTTGCAGGAACAGGAGTTGCTGGCAGTGCCGATGGACCTGTGGCAGTTGCAACGTTCAATCGCCCATATAAACTTGTATTTGACTCTGTAGGAAACTTGTATGTGGCTGATCAGGGTAATGGGCGCATTAGGGTTATTACAACCACAGGATATGTTGAAACCTATGCAGGAATAAGCTCTTCGTTTGTAGATAATGTCGCGGCGGATGCCGCATATTTCTATTGGGTGAGTGATATGGTATTAGACGCTGGGGGCAATATGTACGTGACTGATACACTCAATCAGCGCATTCGTCTTATTCAGACTCCTACAATGCAGGCTACATTTGCTCTTCAAGCCTCTGCTGCAACTGCTTCTGCGGCGAGGGCCTCTGCGGCACAGGCTTCTGGAGCCATCTTTATAGGAAATAATCCAGCCCAGGGCAAGTTCATTATTCCTACCGGCGCCAAGACTGCAGATAATACAGTGACAACCAACTTTACAGGTCGTTACGTTCGCGTAAGGCCCTCCGTAAATCTGGGTGACGGATATCCGTCGATTTCCCAGATTATTGTGAATGACTCTGCAGGTAATAACATTGCGCTTGGGAAACCAGTGTATGGAACAAGTACTTATGCTGGATATACGGCACCAAGTTCATTAGTCAATGGCGCAACTACAAGTACTAGTGGCTGGGCATCTGCTACAAATAATAGGGCTACTGAGTTTGTTGAGATTGATCTTGGAGCCTCCTATGCAGTTGCTAGTGTTCGCATAATCAATATGGCAAACTTTATAGTTGGTACTTATGCCGATAGAAACTCTGAAACTCGTATTGAGATCAATGCTGACAGCGATGCCACGGCCAAGGCGGCCTATGCGGCCCAAGTCCAACAGGCTTCTGCTGCAGTTTCTGGTGCTTTCCAGGCTTCGGCAGCCAAGGCCTCTGCGGCCGCTTCTGGAGCGGCTTCTGCTGCCGCTTCTGGAGCCGCTTCTGCTGCAACTTCTGGAGCCGCTTCTGCCGCCCAAGCCTCTGCAGCTCAGGCCTCTGCTGCAGTCGCATCTGCCGCTCAGGCCTCTGCTGCGAGCGTGGCCTCCGCAGCCGCGAGCATTGGGAACATCCCTTCCCAGGGGAAGTTTGCACTTCCTATAAGTGCCACACCTGATGTGACTGTCCAGACAAATGGCTACACGGCCCGCTATGTTCGTGTGCGGCCCTCTGTTAACTTGGGCGACGGATTTCTGAATCTGAGTCAAGTCATTGTTAAAGATGCAACTGGCAATAATATTGCATTAGGAAAGCCTATATATTCTACGAGCACATATGGCCCACCGGCTGCACCTCTCTCATCAGTTATTGACGGAACGACTACAGCGAGGGCCTGGCCCAGCACATTCCACGCGCTAACGGGCAATAGGGCGACAGAGTTCTTAGAGATTGATCTTGGCGCTTCATACGCTATTGCGAGTGTGCAAATCTTGACGCGCTCAGAATGCTGTGTAGCTGGCTCTAACCCTGACAGAACTTCTCAACTGCGTATTGAGCTCAATACTGCCAGTGATTCTACCGCAGCCATGAACTTGTTTGCCGCGGCGGTGGCATCAAATAATCCTGCACAGGGGAAGTTCATTTTACCTTATTCAACATCTCCTACTTCTACTATTCAGACAAATGGTGTAACTGGCCGCTATGTACGCCTACGACCTTCCTTATATACAGGCGACGGAGTTCTGAATCTGAGTCAACTGATTATTAAAGATGCAACTGGCAAGAATATTGCATTAGGAAAGCCTATATATTCTACGAGCACATTAGGACCGCCCTCTTTACCTGTATCAATAGTTAATGATGGAACCACTGCGCCGAGGGCGTGGCCCAACAGTTTCCACGTGCTAACAGCCAATAGGGACACAGAGTTCTTAGAGATTGATCTGATGAGCCAAGTGGCTATTTCGAGTATTGAGATTCAAGGACGGGCGGATTGCTGCTACGGGGGGAGCGCGGAAAATCTTGATAGATTATCTCGCATACGTATTGAAGTTAATGCTGATAGTGATTCGGCCGCGGCCAAGGCTGTTTATGCTTCTCTGATAGCAGCTATTAATACTGCCTCTGCGGCGAGGGCCTCTGCGGCACAGGCTTCTGGAGCCATCTTTATAGGAAATAACCCAGCCCAGGGCAAGTTCATTATTCCTACCGGCGCCAAGACTGCAGATAATACAGTGACAACCAACTTTACAGGTCGTTACGTTCGCGTAAGGCCCTCGGTAAATATGGGTGACGGATATCCGTCGATTTCCCAGATTATTGTGAATGACTCTGCAGGTAATAACATTGCGCTTGGGAAACCAGTGTATGGAACAAGTACTTATGCTGGATATACGGCACCAAGTTCATTAGTCAATGGCGCAACTACAAGTAGTAGTGGCTGGGCATCTGCTACAAATAATAGGGCTACTGAGTTTGTTGAGATTGATCTTGGAGCCTCCTACACAGTTGCTAGTGTTCGTATAATCAATATGGCAAACTTTATATTTGGTACTGTTGTCGATAGAAACTCTGAAACCCGTATTGAGATCAATGCTGACAGCGATGCCACGGCCAAGGCGGCCTATGCGGCCCAAGTCCAACAGGCTTCTGCTGCAGTTTCTGGTGCTTTCCAGGCTTCGGCAGCCAAGGCCTCTGCGGCCGCTTCTGGAGCGGCTTCTGCTGCCGCTTCTGCGGCTTTCCAGGCCTCCGCGGCCCAAGCCTCAGCGGCAGCTTCTGGCGCCTACATCACCCTCCAAGCTTCTGCGGCGAATCAAGTTGCCCTACAGGCTTCCGCAGCAGAGGTGGCGAAGAAGGAGGCTGCCCTCCAAGCTTCTGCTGCCCAAACTGCTCTAGAGGCATCCGCTGCAAGGGTTGCAGCTTCCGCAGCAGCTTCTAGTGCCTTCCAGGCCTCCGCCGCACAGCTCCAGGCCTCCGCGGCAACTTCTGGCGCAGCTTCTGCAGCCGCTTCTGCAGCAACTTCTGGCGCAGCCTCCGCAGCAGCTTCTGGAGCTGCTTCTGCGGCAACTTCTGGAGCCTTCCAAGCCTCCGCTGCCAAAGCCTCTGCCGCCTTCCAGGCTTCTGCTGCAGTAGCTGCCCAACAAGCATCCGCAGCTGCTTCCGCGGCGACTTCTGGTGCATACGTTGCCCAACAAGCCTCCGCCGCCTTCCAAGTCCAGCAGGCCTCTGCCGCCGTCGTAGCCCAAGAGGCCTCTGCTGCCTTCCAAGTCCAACAGGCATCCGCTGCAGTGCTAGCCCAACAGGCCTCTGCTGCCTTCCAAGTCCAAAAGGCATCCGCTGCAGTAGCAAACGCCGCAACAGCCCAGGCCGCAACGCCTATGAAGGGCTATATGGGGACGATCACATCAGGAAAATACGTGGTACCAATCACACTGACCTCGTATACTGACTCAACGGACCCCGCCGTCATCTCTGCAAGGCAAAATGTAGTGTTTATTGGCTCTATGGTTGCATATGGCATTACATATACCTATATGGTGGCAAATGATGATCCCGCGAATCCTGCAGGGCCTGGTGTTACACTTTCAGGAACAGCCAAGACCTTTAAGGGGCCAGCAGTTAACTATAGTCCTAAACTGTGGTCTACTTATTCGCCTATTATGACCGGTACGTTTATTGTTCCAACTAGCGTAAATATCACTGCTATTTACGATTCTCCTGCGGCTATTGTTGCCTCAGCAGCTACCCAAGCTTCTGCCGCGGCATTCCAGCTGCAACAAGCATCGGCTGCTACTGCCTCAGCGGCTAATGCAGCTCGGCAGTTGGTCCTACAGGCTTCTGCCGCAGCAGCATGCCCTACAGGCTTTTCACTCGTAGGAAATCGCTGCTACTCTAACTGCCCCCCTGGATACACTGATATGGGCCTAACATGTCTACCACCCTCAGTAGCACTGACACCTCTTGCTACGGTTCAAGCAGGAGGATATAGAAATAATGGAAAGAAAAAGGTACAATATGGTGGGGCACAATGCCCTCCTGGAACGGTGAATCAAGTTCAAACAGGTACCACTATTGCGTGCTATGGTGCCTGCCCACCGAATACTATATTTAATAATGGATACTGCGTTACCGACGTAGCTAGTTCCGTTCCAAAACAGGATATAGAATACTTAACTACTTCTGCGGCAAATGCCGCGGCCTCAGCGGTAGCACTCCAGGCTTCTGCTGCGGTTGTTGCCCAACAACAGGCCTCTGCGGCAGCTTCCGCAGCTAAGAGTATTTTCGAAGCTTCTTCTGCTAGAGTAGCCGCCGAGCAGGCAGCACTCCAGGCTTCTGCCGCAAATGCAGCTCAACTAGCTCTTTTACAGGCTTCTGCTGCAAATGAGATCAAGGCTTCTGCTGCTAGTTCTGGTGCATTCCAAGCCTCGGCTGCTCAAGCTTCCGCTGCACAGCAGCAGGCCTTGCAGGCTTCTGCCGCCAATCAACTAGCTTTACAGGCCTCGGCGGCTCAAGCTTCTGCGGCAGCTTCTGCGGCAGCTTCTGCAGCAGCTTCTGGGGCTGCTTCTGCAGCAGCTTCTGGGGCATTCCAGGCATCAGCAGCCTTTCAAGCCTCGGCGGCTCAGGCCTTTCAAGCCTCTGCAGCTTCTTCTGGTGCATTCCAGGCATCAGCGGCCCTGCAAGCCTCCGCTGCAGCATCTGGCGCATTCCAAGCATCCGCAGCACAGGCATCCGCAGCCCAGGAATATGCCAACCAGCAAGCGGCCTCTGCTGCGGCTTCTGGTGCATATGTTGTTCAACAGGCATCAGCGGCGAATCAACAAAGAGCCTCGGCAGCTGCATCTGGCGCATTCCTGGCATCCGCAGCCCAAGCATACGCAGCCGAGCAACAGGCATCCGCCGCAGCTTCTGCCGCCACTTCGGGCGCATTTGCTGCCCGACAGGCATCCGCAGCACAGGCATCGGCCGCTGAGGCATATGCAGCCTTCCAGGCTTCCGCCGCAGCTTCTGGGGCAGCTTCTGGCGCATTTGTTGTTCAACAGGCATCCGCAGCTAATGCAGCCTTACAGGCCTCTGCCGCCCAGCAACAGGCATCAGCGGCAGCTTCTGGCGCATTTGTTGTTCAACAGGCCTCTGCCGCACAGGCATCCGCCGCCCAAGTATATGCAGCCTTCCAGGCATCCGCAGCCCAGCAACAGGCATCGGCCGCAGCTTCTGCAGCAACTTCTGGCGCATTTGTTGCTCAACAGGCATCGGCAGCTAATGCAGCCTTCCAGGCCTCTGCTGCCCAGTATCAGGCATCTGCTGCCGCATCTGGGGCAGCTTCTGGTGCATATGTTGCTCAGCAGGCCTCCGCTGCTAATGCCGCTATTCAGGCCTCTGCGGCGAATGCTTCTGCAGCAGAGCAAGCAGCTCTTCAAGCCTCGGCAGCAAATAAAGCAGCGCTTCAAGCCTCGGCAGCAGTCGTGGCAGCCCAACAGGCGGCTTTAGAGGCATCTGCTGCTCAATCTGCAAAAGAAGCCTCTGCGGCGATCAAGGCTCAAAAGGAAGCAGCTCTTCAAGCGTCTGCTGCAAATGCAGCCCAGTTGGCGGTGCTCCAAGCTTCCGCCGCATCTGAGTTAGCAGCCAAACAACAAGCCGCTCTCCAGGCCTCCGCTGCCAATCAGGCGGCACTCCAAGCCTCTGCGGCTCAAGAGATTATGCTGGCGTCGGCCGCCTCTTCTGGAGCTACCTCGGGCGCATATGTTGCCATGCAGGCGTCTGCTGCAAATAAGGCGGCCCTCCAGGCTTCCGCTGCCAATCAGGTGGTGCTCGAGGCTTCCGCGGCCAATCAGGCCGCTTTCCAAGCCTCTGCAGCCAATCAGGCCGCCTTCCAAGCTTCTGCAGCCAATCAGGCCGCCCTTGAAGCTTCTGCAGCCCAACAGCGTATATTAGCGTCGGCCGCCTCTTCTGGAGCTACCTCAGGCGCTTATGTTGCCATGCAGGCCTCTGCAGCCAATAAGGCGGCTCTTGAGGCCTCTGCGGCAAATCAGGCCGCTTTCCAAGCTTCTGCAGCCAATCAGGCCGCCCTCGAAGCCTCTGTAGCCCTCAAAGCCTCTGCTGCCAATGAGGCAGCTCTGCAAGCCTCTGCAGCTCTCCAAGCCTCTGCGGCTGTCCAAGTCAAACAACAAGCCCTGCAAGCCTCTGCAGCTGAACAGGTTATGCTCGCTTCTGCAGCCACATCGGGTGCATATGCGGATAAACAGGCCTCTGCTGCATATTTGGCTCAACAACAGGCCCTGCAGGCATCTGCTGCAAATCAAGCTTCTGCTGCAAATGCCAAGATCCAGGCTTCTGCAGCTGCTTCTGCTGCCTATTTGGCCGAACAACAAGCGTCTGCAGCTATACAACAGGCATCCGCAGCTCAAGTAGCCCTACAAGCCTCGGCGGCTCAAGTAGCCCTACAAGCCTCGGCAGCCCAGGCATCTGCAGCTCAGCAACAAGCCCTAGAGGCCTCTTCTGCAAATAAAGTAGCTATTGAAGCTTCTGCTGCTGTTCAGCAGGCGGCCCTCCAAGCTTCTGCGGCTAATGCTGTGGCGGCTCGACAGGCGATCCTCCAGGCTTCCGCGGCTGAGCAACAGACCATTCAAGCTTCTGCTGCTAAAGAGGTGATTCTCTATGCTTCTGCAGCTAATGCTTCTGCGGCTCAACAGGCAGCTCAACAGGCAGCTCTTCAGGCGTCCGCTGCCCAGCAAGTAGCGATTCAAGCCTCAGCAGCGAATGCTTCCGCCGCCCAACAGGCTGCTCAACAGGCTCTTCAAGCCTCAGCAGCAACGGTTTCCGCGGCTCAACAACAGGCTTCTGCTGCAATGGCTCAACAACAGGCTTCTGCTGCGATGGCTCAACAGCAAGCTTCTGCGGCCCAACAGGCTCTTCAAGCGTCAGCAGCAACGGTTTCCGCGGCTCAACAACAAGCTTCCGCGGCTCAACAACAGGCTATGTTTTTAGCATCTCAACAGGCTTCTGCAGCTCAACTCTCTATGCTTCAAGCCTCTGCAGCAAGCGCTTCTGCGGCTCAAGTTGCTCAACAGGCTTCTGCAGCAAACCAAATAGCTCTTCAAGCCTCTGCAGCAAGTGCTTCTGCGGCAAACCAAATAGCTCTTCAAGCCTCCGCAGCTAATGCTTCCGCGGCTCAACAACAGGCCTCTGCAGCAAATCAAGCCGCTCTTCAAGCTTCCGCAGCTACTCAAGCTCAACAACAGGCATCTGCCGCAGCAGCGGCAGCTCAGAGTGCTCAACAGGCTTCTGCAGCCGCGGCAGCAAAGCAGCAAGCAGATCTACAAGCTTCTGCGGCTGTCCAGGCTCAACTAGCAGTCCAACAGGCTTCTGCGGCAAGTGTGTTACAGGCTTCTGCGGCAAGTGCTTCTGCAGCATTACAGGCTTCTGCGGCAAGCGCTCAACAGGCTATCCTCCCAGCGTCTGCTGCTAATGTGGCTCAACAGGCTTCTGCGGCAAATGTGTTACAGGCTTCTGCAGCAAATGCCCAACAAGCTTCCGCGGCGGCTCAGCAAGCTTCTGCAGCGGCTCAGCAAGCTTCTGCAGCGGCTCAGCAAGCCTCTGCTGCTAATATAGCTCAACAGGCTTCTGCAGCAACTGCATCCGCTGCGAATGCGTTACAGGCTTCTATTCAAGCATCTTTGCAAGCATCGGCAGCAAATCAAGTGGCCCTCCAAGCCTCTGCAGCAACGGTGGCACAGAAACAGGCTTCTGCGGCATTGGCTTTAGCCGCGACACAACAACAGGAATCAGCCGCTATTCAGGCTCAACAGATAGCAAATCAACAGGCGTCGGCAGCTGTTCAAGCTAGACAGATCATGCAGCAGGCATCCGCAGCAACAGCTTCGGCAGCTGTTCAAGCCCAACAACAGGCTCTACAGGCTTCTGCAGCAAATGCAGTGGCAGCTCAAGCAGCAGGAATACAAGCTTCTGCGGCTCAGCAGCAGCTTTTACAGGCTTCGGCGGCCGCTGCGCAACAAACTCTTGGCTCGAGTGGAACTAGTATTCGTCCACTCATTTCTGTTGCGCCATTAGCAGTTTCTGGGGCTGATATCTCATTCTCTGGATCAGCGATTAGCACCTCTGCAACTGGATTACCTATGGCCTCTACTGCGGTGGCACCGATACCAGTTTCTGGATTAGGATTGTCATTTTCTGGAGCAGCGATTGGTACATCTATTACACCCTCAGTAGCTGTACCTACTGTCTCTACCGCATTTGCGCCTGTAGCTACCGCATTTGCGCCTGTAGCTACCGCATTTGCGCCTGTATCTACCGCATTTGCGCCTGTATCTACCGCATCTACCGCATTTGCACCTGTACCTACTGTCTCTACCGCATTTGCACCTGTACCTACTGTCTCTACTGCATTTGCAGCTGTACCTACTGTCTCTACTGCATTTGCAGCCACACCCCCAGTACCTACCGCATCTACTGCATTTGCAGCCACACCCCCAGTACCTACCGCCTCTACCGCATTTGCAGCCACACCCCCAGTACCTACAGCCTCTACTGCATTTGCACCTGTAGCTACGGTCTCTACTCCATTTGCAGCCACACCCCCAGTACCTACAGCCTCTACTGCATTTGCAGCAACACCCCCAGTACCTACAGCCTCTACTGCATTTGCACCTGTAGCTACGGTCTCTACTCCATTTGCACCTGTACCTACAGCCTCTACTGCATTTGCAGCCACACCCCTATCTGTAGCTACTGTCTCTACTCCATTTGCCCCAGTACCTACCGCCTCTACTGCATTTGCAGCCACACCCCCAGTACCTACCGCCTCTACTGCATTTGCACCTGTATTATCAACAGCCACACTCGCGCCAATAGCAGTTTCTGGACTTGGATTATCATTCTCTGGAGCAGCGATTGGTACATCTATGGCCCCCACAACAACTATACCTACTGCCTCTACTGCATTTGCGCCCACACCCCCAGTACCTACAGCCCCTACCGCATTTGCACCTGTATTATCAACAGCCGCAATCGCGCCAATAGCAGTTTCTGGACTTGGATTATCATTCTCTGGAGCAGCGATTGGTACATCTATGGCCCCCACAACAACTATACCTACTGCCTCTACTGCATTTGCACCCACACCCCTACCTGTAGCTACTGTCTCTACCGCATTTGCAGCTGGATTACCAACAGCCGCAATCGCGCCAATAGCAGTTTCTGACTTCGGCCTCTCGTTTTCTGGAGCTGCGATCAGCGCGCCAACAGTTTACACTAGTACTGGAGCATATCCATTTACAAGTGCCCCTGCTGTTGCAACACCAGCAACAGGCCTATTTGATACATTAACATCGGCATTTACAACTCCTACTGCTGTTGCTCAAACGCCAACAACTGCCCCTGCCACAACACCGACTGCGGGCCTATTTGATACACTAACATCCGCATTCACAACTTCTGCCCCTATTGCAACACCAATAACAGATGTATTTGGCGCATCAGCCCCTGCCACAACACCCACCGCAGGCCTATTGGATACACTAACATCCGCATTCACAACTTCTGCCCCTATTGCAACACCAATAACAGATGTATTTGGCGCATCAGCCCCTGCCACAACACCAGGCCTGCTAGATACACTAACATCCGCATTCACACCCCCTAATACTGGGACACTCCCATCTACTGCTGTCACATCTAGTACTGATCTAACTATGGCATCAACCCCTTCAACATCCACTGATGTATCTTTAGATACACTTACTCAGTCGATTAACAATATTAAAGATGCACAGGCAGCCGCAGAAAATCAAGCAGCTCAAATAACTCAAGCAGCTCAAAATGCTCGAGATGCTGCTGATAAAGCAGCTCAAGCAGCTCAAAATGCCCAAGATGCTGTTGATACAATCACATCTACAGGATATGGCGAACCAGATCAAGAAGCTAACCAAGAATATAATCAAGCAGCAGCCAATCAAGCAGCAGCCAATCAAGCAGCAGCCAATCAAGCAGCTGCCAATCAAGCTGCTGCCAATGAAGCAACTATCCAATCAATAACTAACCAAGCAGCAAGAAACCAAGCAGCAGCTAATAGAGCAGACAGACAAATAGTAGCCAACAAAGCAGCAGCTAGCAAACTAGCAGCCAACCAAGCAGCAGCCAACCAAGCAGCAGCCAACCAAGAAGCAGCTAACACAGCAGCAGCCAGCCAAGTAGCAGCTAATCAAGCAGCAGCTAATCAAGCAGCAGCTAATCAAGCAGCAGCTAATCAAGGGACTAATCAAGGGACTAATCAAGAGACTAATCAAGGGACTAATCAAGGGACTAATCAAACAGCTAACCAATCAACTTACGGTGAACAAACTCAAAATGCTACAAACAATGTTCAACAAGCGGAAACAGTTGGCGGCTCCCGACAAAAATCTCTTAAAAAAAAACGTAACTCTCGTAAAAAATAACGTTATAGCTTAGTAGGAGGGTGTCATGAAGAATCATATGAAAGGTGGCGGCCTGGCAAGTGCACTAGCTGGCGCTACAGGCTTTAATTTAGGTGCTGCCACAAAAAGTGTTCTAAGTTCTGTTTCAAAAACCGTATTAGATCCAGCGAATCCGCTTGGAGCTGCAGTTGCACAAGCTAGTACGTTAAAGACTGGGCTGACAGATGCTGTAGACGCGGTAAAGAAAGCGCCTGATGCTATAGCGAAGGCAGCCGCGGAGGTAGTAGACGAAAAGATTGCTACTAAGTTAGAAGATGCTGGATTAGCAGCCCCACCCCCAACAATCCCAGAGGCTACAGGCGCAGGAGAAACTCCTGGCACACCCACGACTAACGATCCTGGTAGTACAACAAACAATGCTGTCACATCTGGAGGCGGCTACGAAACAGTTTATCTTACAAAACCTGTAAAAGATCCTCTCCACGTTTTTTACCTTAACGGCAGAGCAATATATTTTACAGATAACGGTAAAGGTCGTGTAAAGATCATCCCCCTGCACTCTGATATGCAGATGGCAAAAACTTCTTCCCGGCATAAATACTCGAAAAAGATTAAGCACGCCAGGAAGCATAAGAGTACAAAAAAGCACACGGTTAGAGGTGTCCGTAAAACATCAAGAAAGGCCAAGCAGCATCACTCTCGCAGAAGGCGCTAGTCCTGAAATGCATATTCTTCAGTAACTGTGTGATCTAATCCCAACAGTTTCCGCAGAAATAGTCGTCGATGCTGAGAATGCATCCCGTGTTCTTTTATTGCCGATCTATGCGCCAATGTCCCATACCCTTTAGAGTTAACCAGCCCGTATACTCCCAGACCAGATTCCGCTTCGCAGATCTCTTTTACGATTGTATCCCTCCCCTCTTTTGCGAGAATAGAGGCCGCGGCCACTGCCAAATATTTTCCATCCGCCTCAGGCTCTACAACCTCTATAGGGCCATAGTTCGTGGGCAGAATGCCATCAACTATAATCCGGCCAGGAGTTTTACCTAACCCCTCTAAAGCCCTAACAAAGGCTAACCGATTCGCCTTTGTCATTCCGAGCTTATCAATCTCGTCAGCTTCTACCCTGCCAAGTGACCATGCAGTTGCATGTTGCTTTATGGCGAGCTCCAGGGCTGCCCTTTTCTTCGGTGACACTTTTTTAGAGTCCTTGATCTGTCCTGAAATAGCCCGCAGTTCCTCCGACCATGTAGATTCTATCGGCCACTCCACTGCTGCTGCTATAAGAGGGCCCCATAAACATCCACGCCCGGCTTCATCTATGCCGACCTCAACTTCGTCATCTTCTGTGTGTCTTGACTTTAGCATCTCGTATTGACGTGCGATACACGCGCCATGCATCAATTTTAGCATTTATAATCAGGATGAGTCTGTCAGTCAGATTTGGAACAATATTAATAGGGCTGGGGGTCCTATTTCTAGGATTCTATGTCCAGAAAAAGAGTATCCAAGGGTTTCAGCTCGCAACTGAAGCTCCTTCACCTATAGGGGAAACGTCAGGATATAGACCTGTAGAACTTCCAAGTGCAGAGAAAAGCGCAATACTCAGGCCTGTCAATGATAAACCAACTCTAATCAATGTAGATGATGTAGATGCACTTGTACAAAAAGATAAACAAATACGCAGCAAGATGAATCTAGTTGCAAATGCTAAATCAACATCAGATTTACTTCTTATTAACTATCTCTCATCGGATATGATGGCAAATCTCAATATTATCTATAAAGAAGCTTTTAACTATATTTCAACTATTAGTAATATACCTAGCTTATTTTCTAGGACTGATGAAAAATATCAAAATACTATCAGACAGTTAATCTATACAGCTAGTGATCAGGTAGATATGTTGTACACTATATATTTTACCATTCCATCTAATATTATTTCTACAGATACTATTATTCCATCAGGTACAGCTTCTATATCGTCAATAAATAATCCAGCTGTAGTTGCCGAATCTGCAAAACAGGTAGTTAATATTCTCTCTACACTTCCGTCGCCATCGACAAAGTTGAATAAATACTTGACTGATCTAATGAAATCTATAAAAACACTTTCTACCGATTCGCCCAAAGCTGATATTGCACAGTTTGTGAGTAGTTTGAAGACCTATTTAAATACGCTTGATGTCCAGCAGGAATCTATGACGAGTAATATATCTGCTTTGAAATCTGCTTCTACCCTATATTCAATCGACCCTGCTAAAACAGAATCAACGGCTGATAATAAGAGCACATTTCTTACTACGACAATCACTTCTCTCCAGTCTATTAACACCGCATTACAGGCAACTAATATGACAAATCCCGAAATAGTAGATAATATAACAAAACTAGAGGGTCGTATAACATCTATGCAGGCAAACTTGACTTCAATGAAAGGACCCCCTGCGCGTTTAGAGGGGTTTGCGAGTATTATGAATCCGTATGACCAGCCTTCTGCAAATAGTATCCAAGCGCTAGAGTTTGCTCTTGGGCGGCGGACATATATTGATGAGGTATTTTCAGGTATGAAGATTTAGTACCGCGAAGTACCATATTAAGTACACCCCCCTTTAGGGGGGTTTATCTTCAATGATTGGTATTTCGAAGTACGTATCTTATTTCTTTTATTAGGCGCATGGCACTTAATAAAAGAAATAACTGCACCAAAGGAGTCTTCTTATTTTGGTAGTTCACGGTAGAAGGATGAAGGGAATACTCTTCTTTTTAGTGATTTTGGGAATAACATTAGTAGCATGGATGTCATCTTCCGAGGGATTTCAGGATATGGAAGAACCTAAGCCTACTATTCCGTTGATTTCTCCTAGATATCAAACCCTTACAAAGGGAGAGGTTCAGCCATTTGCGCCACCTAATACGACATTGTTAGCTCCTCCTCCCGGTCAGAGTGCCTCAGTAAACAGTCAGCCAGCCACTAATCCTGCTATGGAAAAGACTAAAGCTGGTCGTATTCAGAGTGTATATGAATCAATGATAGGATTCTTTCAAACTGATGCACCTGGCCTGCAGAAGTTGGGGGATCCTTCTATTCAGTTACCTCTTTCCACGGCGCGTAGCGATGTTGGGCGGCTGAAGGATGAACTAGATGTTCTTTCTCGCAATCCTGGTCTGGAAAGTAATCTGACTGATGAGGATGTTGACGCAGTTCAGGCAAATCTCGGATATCTGCAGAATAAATGGAGAATGTCTACGAATGCCTTGAGTGGAAGCCCTATGCCTCCTACGGAGGGGTTCCAAAGTGGTTCTGTATCATTTGAGTCATATGAGGGATTTCAGTCTACAGCAACAGGATCAGGAGCAGTAGGATCAGGAGCAGCAGCAGGATCAGGATCAGGAGCAACACCAAAAGCAGCAACAGCAGCAACAGGATCAGGAGCTGCAGCCCTACCTGGCGGAGCATCAACTCCTGCATTAGGTGGCTCTGGTTCTGGCTCAAGCGCAGGCTCCGATGTAACTCTTAAGGATCTACAGGATCTCAGCCTCAAACTTAATGTAGAAGTAGTACGCCTGAAATCTTCCGGAACAACTGATCTTAATACGCAGTCCCGCATCAATGTTCTGACTTCTATCAACCAGGCAGTATCAGATATTATAAATGAAGTGACCAGTGGCATACGCAAGTTAAAAGACGTCCCTTTTAAGCGTTCCGATCTTGCAAACTTCCTTCCTGCTATGACGAATATGAACACGGCCATTCCAGACTTGATTAAGCAATCAGGGATGAGCAGTTTTATGAATAGTCTCTTTCCCAAGTTCAGCGTTGGTGATATTAGCGGATCCGTTATAGGAAAATCCATGTTCGACGCGTATGGAAAAGACTTTTTCAAGAATCTCTCCTGGGATGTGGGTTTAAGTTACAAGGGTCAGGCTGAACAGGATATTGCGCGAAATCAAGCGTCTGCTGCTGCGGATACACTCGCATCAAACACATCTGGGCAGAGTTATGACGACAGGCAGGCCAGTCATGGCCCTTCTGGAAATACCGCACCAGAAGGTTCCTACCGTGGGATAATGAACTCTATAGTATCTTCGCAGACCGGCATGACTCCGAGCTATGTCTCTGCAGGAATGGGCGGCGCCCCCGATATTAGTAAAAAGGGCGCCGCCGGTCCTCCATCGTCGTTTGACTGGAAGGAGCGTTCTAAGCAAATCTGTGCACAGGTTGTTGCCCGCGGAATGGATCCCAACGATTTTGGATGCCTTGCTGATCCAGATAAGATGAATCGCGAATCCTTCTCCTGGCGTGGATATAGTCGCATGGTGTGCGATCGTCTGAATACAGTCTATGATACTAGTATTCCCTTTCTCTGCGGATGCCCCCCTCAGACATGGCCTGGTTGGAGACAATAAATGCTATTCCCAAGTAGAGTGGGTGATATGCGCCTTACAAATACGCAAATGCTCGTAGTTGCTTTTTTACTCGGATGCGTGGTAACCTACACATTCGTGAAGCGTAGTGAGGGATTTCAGATGAGTAACTCTGGATCTGGAGCACCGCCTGTTTGTGCACAGTGTGGAACTCCTGTCCCGACGGATTCATGTCCTACATGCCCTCCCATGCCTGATCTTTCCAAGTATGTTCTGAAGACAAGTATTCCTCCATGCCCTGGAAACCCCGATATGACTAACTATATGCTCAAAACGGAATGCCCTCCCGTGCCTGATCTGTCTCAATACGTATTGAAGAGTTCTATTCCAAAGCAACAGCCGATCATTATCGATACTAGCGCGGATGTAAAGGCCAAGTGTGGCGAGTGCCCCCCCTGCCCTCGCCCTCGTTGCCCAGAAGTGAAATGCCCTGCCCCTACTGTGTGCCCGGCCGCGGCCCCCTGCCCCCGTGCAGTATGTCCTCAGACTACAGTAAAATGCAGAGCAGAAGAATCTAGTTCTTCCCCGGTCAGGCCTTTTCTGGCCCCACTTGGTATGGGCTTCGGCACGGCGTAATCTGCCTGATAAAAAATGACGCATCTTTGCCTTTTGAAGCCAAAGATACCGTGAACTACCACACTAAGTGCACCCCTAACGGTGTGCTGAATGGTAGACGTATCTTATTTCTTTTATTCGGTGCCATGCACCAAATAAAAGAAATAACAGTATATCATAATAAACTAAGAAGATGGATACTCGTTACTGGGGTCCGTCAGGATGGAGACTACTCCATTTTATCAGCTTTGCCCCCAAAGTCACACCTGCCATCTGCGAGTTCTTTAACACCATTCCGTATATTCTTCCCTGCAAGTTTTGTCGCAAAAGTCTGTCAGAATATATGATAGAAGATCCTGTGGAATGCAATAAGAAGGGGCTGGGGAAATGGCTCTGGCGGATTCACAATGACGTGAATGCGAAACTTCGTACACAGCGCGTAAATGTGACGCCGGATCCGACGTTTGCCGCGGTTGAGACGACTTATCTTGAGCGCATGGCTATGGGCTGCATGAAAACACACTTTGAAGGCTGGGAGTTTCTCTTTTCCGTGGCGGAAGCACATCCCTTTAGTCGTGCGGGAAGAGCATCCGTGCCTATCAGCGGTCATCCGCCATTGGAGGACCTAAAGACTCCCCTCGAGCGTAATAGGTGGAATGTGATGGAGGCCGATGAGCGGATCAAGTATTACAATCGGTTCTGGGAACTTTTGCCGGCGGTCCTACCCTTTTCAGAATGGCGGAGGAGTTGGCGTAGTGCGGCGGGAGAACATAAATGTCGTGAAGACTGTCTGAAAAACTTGTGGGGGATTCGGCGGCACATGGAGAAGAGCCTGGAACTTTTGAATCGCACCACGTATTACTCACTTTGCAAAGAGTTGCGTAACAATCGGAGCGGATGCACGCGCTCTACACGGAGTAGGACGTGCCGGCGTGAGCGCGTATAAACGCCTGGGTCGCAAATATAGGATGAAAGATAGAGTGCGTATAAACGCCCTCTATCTTATATCACAGTTCCTTTATGGTCGCAAATATAGGATGAAAGATAGAGTGCGTAAAAACGCCCTCTATCTTATATCATATTTGCTTAGAGCCATGGCTCATATCCTCACCGATCCCAAAAAACTCTTTGATGTTTTTCAGCCCGGCTTGATACGGGGATCTGAACGTCTTCCTTATGCCCCTCACAAACAATACTTTTACGTCGAGCACCCTATAGAGGGTTGGCGCGTCTATCTCCGTTCCGCCTGTTTCATCCACGAACTCTATAAACCATTTAACCCCACACGGTTTCTTGTTGTTAAGCGCACCGGCGGAAAGGCTGAAAAGGCCTCCTGGGAGCCTCCAAAGGGACAGATGGAGGGTAAAGATGCTCGCCAACAAAAATCCATAATGCAACTCTTAAAAGAGAATATACGTCGCGAGGTATCAGAAGAATCAAAGATCACCTATATCCGAGAGTTATCACACACCGGTCTCGCCATACAAAGCATAGAGCCCGATTTCCCACCAAATACCTTTTTTCAATATCATATTTTTTCCGGATACGCACACCCTTCACAGATTGAGAAGGCCTTTGCCGAGTTCAAATGGATTGAGGATAACCCAGAAGAGTTTGCCAAACTCCGCTCCGACCAGCGTGAAAAAGATGCTATCAGCTGGTTTGATGCCGACAACACAAAAATGATGGGGCGCTGGTCGCCCACTATTTTAAAGATATATCTGGATCAATATACGGACTAGTAATAGGAGTGCGTGCGCTTACTACGAGCCTGCGCCTCTGCAAACGAAATCAGTGGCGGCATATCAGCGTAGGGGTCCTCATCCTCTCCATTGCTCACCATGTTTGAAACATCCTCTAACGTCTGCATGATATCATCATTCAAGCTATTTGGGTGCAGTGCGTATGTAGGAAAGCCATGGAAGTTTAGCTGAAGCATTTTAAAGGGCTCCACGTCAGTGCTGAACATCCTATAGATGCTCTTTACGTATGTCCATAAAGACGTCTTTCCGAGGTTCAGCTCATACTTGCGCTTACTATCACCATCATAATACTTCACAATAAGAGTATTATTCTCCTTGCGCACGCTGATCGTATCATCCGCGCTACTATTATTCATGTCACGGGCAAGGCAGGCTGACAGAAGAAGAGTACTGGACATGATTGTTATACTGGCTTGTAGGCGGGGCGGGGCCGCAATTTTTTGTTGGTCGCTCGTAGCCGCTTCGCTCATCAAACCACATCAATCTTCTTGGCGATCACCGCCGTGCTCATAAGCTTCAACAGCTCCGTTTTCCCAGCAGCCCTATAGTCGTATGCGCACTCATGAACCTCTGGAGGCCGATGCGCATTGCAGTATTTCTTCTCACACTTGCATGTAATAGATACAAGTGTGAGATTTGTCTGACAACCACTGAACGAACACTTTACCTTAGCCATTTTACGTTCAGTGACCACAACCAGTTCATCAATTTTCCACCCCCCTTCATTTAAACTCAGTAGATGCCGGATCAGAGTTTTGTAGGCGATACAGGCCCTCAGTATACGTCTTTTCACAGTTACTGTAATATGAAATAAGAAGATTCCTCGCCTCCTCTGCAAGTGAGTTCAAGGCCGGCATCCCCAGATTCAAAATATTCGCGTTGATTTTCATTTCTCTTTTACGCAATGAAGCCTCATCGAACAGCTTGAAAATAATCCGCATAACGCTAGCCACATGAGTCATCTGCTGCTGCACGAGCTCATTCGCTTTTCCGGTTAAAAATGAATGCAGCCCCTGGTCTACAATATGCATTCGATCTTCTGAATGCCCCTGGCACTTGGGTATGTGCATCTCTTTTATATCGGATATACTATCTGGCACTGGTGGACTATAATATCTCTCAAAAGATGCGCGCAGATTCTGTTTAAACGTATCAAAGGCCGCGGTTTGCGTGATTTTCGGCATGAAATCCTTATTATCCAGATGATCCACGAACAACATTGCCATGGCGTAGATTCCCTCCGAAGTAACAATCGGTTTGCCAGGCTGGGGCAGAGAACCGTCCTTGATATACGGAAAGTTCACCTTACAAACACTACTATATCTCTCACGGCTCTGCGGGTCGCGAATGGCAGCCGCATTAAGCAGCTGCAGAGCCCGTGCAACACAATGGCTTTTTATCGGCGGATTCTTCGCCAAGGCCTTCCAGATCCGCTGGACCTTGAACTCCTCAGGAATCTTATCGGACTCGTAGGGCTTCGGCTTCCCCTTTGTATTTATTGAGTCCTCGTGCCCCGATTCAGTAAACGTCTTTAAAAGCTTTTCAAATGTCCCTTGAATAAATCCTGAGATAGTTTCCCCCGCCCTATCCACGCCCGATGGCGGAACTGACGGATTGTTTTCATCCGCATTAAATGTGCTATAGCTACGTGTTCTCCTATCCAGCATGTCAATAAGCCCCTCGGGGTCCGTTTGTAGTGTTTCCAAGTCAATGATCACCCGATATTGAGAGCGATTCCCCTTCTCTATTTTAACCTTTGCGGCCATCTCAACAGATTGGGTGCGTCCCCCTACCTTTAGTTTATCCGCAAACTCCACAATAAATCCAGAGCGCGTAAGATAGGCCCTCGGATTCTGCATATATATTTTGGACCCCCCTTCAATCCTTACAGAGTCTCCATCTAGGCTCCGAATAAGATTGAACTTTTTCATAAACTCTACACTGGAAAACTGCGGCGGCTCCAAAATATCTTTTGCCTGGTTGAACAAATCCGCAATCACTGCGGGCAGGGGTTTATCTTTACTCGATAGGGGATTCGGATCTCCTGGTCGCTTAGCAATGAGCTTTTCAGTAACCGACGCCGGCGCCGCAATGCGTGTAGTTTTATTTGACAGGGTAATATTTTCAAGAGCCACATCAATGTCATTTCCATTGAGTGTCAGGTCCAGGCTTGCCGTCATATTTCGGTAGCCTCCGCCAGCTCTGAATCGGTAATCTATGATGGGTCGTGCAACGGTAAGATCATTAAAGTTCTTTACTTGCCTCGGCGGACCATCATATAACTGATCCTGTGCAATACTAAGTGCAGGATAGTTCTCAAATAACATGAGATCTGTAGATCCCTCGAGTGCTGCCCCAACTCCCTCTGGAACTAGTAGGAACTTATTGAGAATCTTATATACACTTGCGCGCGCATCAACCAGATAATAGCTTCCAGAACCTCCTGGCGCGCCAGGCGCAACAGGGATTGCGGCGTTAACCAGCGCTCCTCCGAACCCAAGCCATCCACGCTTACTTACATTCGGCTGTTCAAATCCTCGAAGAACTCTGCTCGAGTTCGGGCGAACTACTCTTCCCTTCTCCCCCAATCTATCTTCATCATATTTCGGGAGTTCTGAATCAATAATACTGAGTGTGAGAGCTCCATAGATGTGGAAGATCCGAATAAAAAAGAAGGAGAGCTGTCGACAGGCCTTTTCCGTCTCATGTGACCCTAATGGATTCTCCTTCTTCAGGGCGTCAATCTTTTGGAAATAGAGAACGCCCTTTTCACCGATCGCCGGCTCCAGATTGATTCGTTTGAATAACTGTCGCATTGCATCTGCCGCCACGACCAGGTATTTACTGCACTTGTCAGGATCGGCCAGTGAATAGAGATCTACGAGGTCCGCCCGCTGAAACATTTCCTTCAGGATAACATTCAACATTGTATTTACTTCATTCGCATTCGGGGTTCCACTCAGAGATGATATGGCCCCGCCCATCTACTACTGAGTCGACCGATTTAGATTGTCTTGAGTAACCCCGCAGCGACTGCCGCCTCCAGCTTTTTCAGGCACTTTTGCAGCGTCCCATCGCTCACCCCACATACTGAGGCAATCCGCTCATAGCTGACCGCCTCCTCGATGAGACTCTGTTGTTGCAGAATAAGGGCGATTACGCCGGCGGCCAGAGAAGGTGGCATATTTTCCGGGCAGATTTCCTTGTCCTCCACTTCATTTGCAATCGCCACTGCCTTCTCGCGAATCGCCTGGAACACCCCGCGACTAATAGGGAGTTTACTCAGCGGATTTGAGATATAGTTGGATGCCCGTGTCGAAGGCATTGCGGCCGGATCGGCGTGTCCACCTGCAAGAAGCCCGCGCTGATGTGCCATACAGAGAATCTCCTGGAAGTATTTCAGCGACTTGGTAAACTGCGCCGTGCTCAAATGGAACATGTCTGCAATCTCCTTGGGCTTGCGCGGCTGCCCCACCTGCTTCAGAGCTGAATAGATGGACGAGGCCACCACACAAGTGCGTGACATGCCTCGCCGGTCACAATGCTCCACGAGTTTCACATACATGTCCTTGGCAATGTCCATGGTCCGAATATCAAATCCATTATTCGTGGCCGTCAGAGCAATCTGTTCAAAGACTTGCAGGAGTGAACGTTCTCTATAGGGCAGTTGATTCCACGTGTGATAACGCCGAACACGGGCCATGGCAATCCGGGTAGATGAGTTACCACCCTGCGCATGCGATAAGATCATCGTGCCCAGGCCAGATGTTGGGAAGCGCGTATCCATCGGGGCACCTACACGGCAGGGATCCCCCCCACTACGATCTTCCAGGCCAAAGAACCGATATTCGGCCCCCGAATCGATTGGCCGCTCCATAATCTCTCCGCATGAATCACACACACAGAGATTATCAAATGTCCAGTCTTCCCGCTGAATACCGCAACTTTCACACTGCTTAGGGGCTACAGAGACTACGGGGGGTGGCTGATCCTCCGCGACAAGCGATAGATCCTTAAAATCGAACTCACCCCTTGTAGAGCGGCCGATTCCAGGAAATATCTTTAACATTCGGTAAGGACTCATTCAGCCATAAGCCCCATTAAATTTTACTGACGACCGAAAGAAGCCGCCCCGCAGGCAAATGACTGCGCTGAATATCGCGCAGCATTCCCGTGATGATCTGATTGAACTGTGCCGTCGCAGCGTCATTCCGCTCTGAGAAATGCGTATGGACCGATCCGAGTGTGACATCCCCTATAGAGATACCGGCCGTCATTGGTCGCATTGTGACTGACCATCTTTTTAAAAGGGCCTGGGGGGGCTCCTCCCCCTGCCATAAACGCCACCACCCATAGTTCTGCGTGACTGGAAAAAGATGCAGAGAATGATCAAAGGCTGCTGCAACGTCCTCGAGGGCCGCCTGCTCAAAAAAGCGGGATGTCCCGCACGCCTTTTCCCACAGAAGCAGGGCATCTTTAGACGAAAACCACATGAATCCTGCATTATACTTGCCGTATTTTGCCTCATCTCTCAGACGAATCATATGCGGGCTCAAGCCCACCAGTTTCCCCACAGGTATCTCAGGAAGAGGGGCTAAAAAGCAAATATCCGCATCGCAAAAAAGTGTATTAGACTCCGTCTCTAGAACCCACTTCAGAAGCCCCACCTTCTCCATAGTGAAATCGAAAAATAGCGTCGAGTATTTTTTACCCGGTAGGGATTCCATGCTCGCGCGGTTAAGCCCCGAATACTTGTTCAGAACTTCCTTCACCACCAGCTTCCCAGGATATTTCAGCGCAGGCAGAGCCTCAGATATGGCTAGATCGCAGAATAAATAGACTGTGGGTGGATCCGCATTGAATATTTCCAGCGATTTCAGTAGCACCTTGAGATCCTCTATAACCACGCCCGTAGCGAGGGTGGCAATAGTGGTTACGTTCATCTTGATTATATTTGTTTGGTGCGTTTAAGCGAAAACGCTCAAGCGAAAACGCTCAAGCGAAAACGCTCAAGCGAAAACGCGGTAGGCATACAGGGACGCCACGCCGCCCGCCACCTGGCTTGCAACATACGCACCCAGCTCATTCAGGCTGAGCGCACCCTTCACATACATGGCCGCAGAGATGGCGGGGTTCACGTGACCGCCAGAGATCTTCCCAATCAGAAGGATAATCACTGCGAGGGTGCCGCCAACCACGTAGGCATTACCACCGGAAGCAAACACGGACAACACCAGCAGGAAGGTTCCAAGAAACTCGGCGAGAAGGGCAGTAGAGTTAATCATTTCTATAGAGGTTAAAGGTTATATTTTACACCTCTATAGGAGTATGTCACTGAAAAGAATACACGCAGAGCTTAAAGAACTGCGGAAGGATCCTCCCACGAGTTGCAGTGCCGGGCCGATTGGTGAGGACATGTTCGCATGGGAGGGGTGTATTTTCGGTCCAGAAGAAACTCCATTTCACGGAGGGGTCTTCAAACTCTCGATACAATTCCCGGTGGATTATCCTTTTCGCGCACCCCATGTAAAGTTTACCACCAAGATTTACCACCCGAATATAAATAGTGCAGGTCTCATTTGCCTAGATATCTTGAAAGGGCAGTGGTCTCCCGCCTTGACGATATCGAAAGTGCTCTTAAGTATTTGCAGCCTTCTGTCGGATCCGAATCCGGATGATCCGTTTATGCCAAGTATTGCAAATCTCTATAAATCGGACAGAGTTACCTATGAAGATAATGCCCGTGCATGGACTATGCAATACGCGATACCCGATATCGGTTAGATAAACTCTAGCTTAGAGGTAGGAGGGACGCAATGAAGAAAACATTGGGAGCTACATGGATGTTTATTCTCGGCTGGTTATTTCTCACAGTGCTACTCACGTTTTTCATACAGGCGCGCGACTTTTACGGGGCGAACCCTATTATGCGTAACAGGCAGGAAGTCATAGAGGCTTTTCAGGTCCCAACAAAAGTCGAGGATTCGGATGATCCGAGTTTGCTGCGACTTAAACCCGGTGATCCAGGCCTGTCTAATCCAAGAGAACCGTATAATCTGCTGAATGGATGGCTGAATCCTCTCGATAAGCCAGTCTACACGAACGCGAAGCAATGTCATGAGGTTGATTTTCAGACTCGTCTAGAACGGACAGGCAACTTCCGACAGCTGACAAACAACTATAAACGCGGTGATCCAGATTCTTGCTCCGCGCCTATTCAGGATATGACTCTCGCGTTTTATAAGACGGAGCCGATTCCTCAGTCTGGCTGCGTCCAACCATATGTTGAGTAATAGCGCCAACCACGTATCTTATCTCTTTTTTAGTTGCAGTGCAGCTAAAAAAAGAGTTAACGGTAGATAGAATGTTTGTATTTTTATACATGGCGGCACTCTTTATAGCCTTATCACCTGGCGTCCTTATGCGGTTTCCCAAGAACTGTTCTAAGCTCGTCGTGGCCGCTACACACGGGGCGGCATTTGTGGCAATCTTTTGGCTGACTCACAAGTTCGTATGGAACTTGGGTCGTCGTATGGGCTATGAGGGATTTCAGAATATGGCTGCTATGCCTCCTATGCCTCCTATGCCTCCTATGCCTCCTACACCTCCTAAGCCTCCTATGCTTTCTATTGATCCGGCCTCTGCCGCTGCTGCTAACTCCGCTGCCGTCCAGGCTATTTCTGCTAATCCCCCTATGCCTCCAGCCAATGGTCCCATGCCAATGCCCGCAGCCCCTATTCAATCTGCCAGTGGAAGTTCAAATCTTGCAGCCATGAATATAATGATATCAACAGGCTCCGGCAAAGCTGGAAACCCCTGCAAAAATGGAAATGACTGCGCATCTGGGATGTGCATGGGGGCTAAGTGCATGTAGTAGGTGTAATATGGTGAATTTTTATTTTAGGTGCAGCGCACATAAAATAAACGTTCAGAAACATGCTTTGAACTATCCTACCTACCCTCCCGCCAGTCACGCACACGTTCAACGTTACTGCGCTTATTATTTGCATTACGTGGTGGAGCAAATGTAAGAGCAACTTTATATACCTCAAAGGGTATCCTTAACTCCCTTGCCTTTGCTCTCTCTATTTCTTCAAGTCTTAATCGCTCCATAATGGCCTCCATAGTCTGTGGTTCTCCCTGTGGTTCTCCCTGTGCCTCCTGCCCAGCTACAACAGGGGTATTATCACCTATCGTCGTATTTACACCCCATTCAATGCCCGCAAGCTCCTCTTCAGGAATGTTTTCAATCCTGTAGAGGCGCAGAAACATCGATAATATAAAGTCTTTCGTCGGGTCAGTACATTCACTGCGACCGCCTCCCCCGCCTTCACCCGATATCAGTTGTGTTAGGGCCCCCTTTAACTTCCGAAGTTCATCATCTACTGCTGCATCTGTCACTTCTTCATGGGCCCCTCCCCAGAACATTGGATTAAACTGTGGAACAAGCTTCTTATAGAGCCTCTCGTGAAAATACCCGTGAAATCCATCTGCGAACATTAAAATACTCTGTAGGCCATCTGGACCACATGTATCCTTCGTTTGCCCGAATACAGATAAGCCCGTGTAGTCCTTCTTAGGCCTCGCATTACCCTGAAGTAAATCATCCGGTACATAGAATAAGAATGCCACATCTAGTTTTCCCGTAATAGTTCCATCTGGATTGTAGTATTTCGTTCGCCCATCTGGCATACCATGCGCTCTACGCACTAGCCCCCCCTTTTCGTTATCCGCATTATACCATTGATTGTGTATCCTGATGTATGGTACAAAATGCCCATAGCGACTACCGAAGGTAAACAGTAAAATCATGGCCGTGCATGTCACACGAATATCTGCAGACCCTCCATTTGCGCCACCAATAGGCTGTAACTTAGTTTTATTAAATTTAACCGTCCCTGTAGACTGTTCATAATACTTATTCATATCGCACGTGTATAAGGGGCCTCCATCACGATATATGCAATAAAATAAGTCTCTAGAAAATCTATAGAGATTATCATTTGACACTCCCGCAGACATGCATGATTCTATTGGGACCATCGAATGCCGCGCCAAAGGATTTTTACCCTTAGCCACACTTTTGCGGCGATTTCTTGGTGGAGGTGGGGCTGCTGCGTGAGCTGCTCGCCGCCGATCATCGGCTGCGGTTGCTAGACTTGCCTCTAATACGGCAGCCAAGTGGGCATTTTGCCCGCCCTCCGCCTGCTGTCTTCTGCGCTCTGCGGAACCTCTACGCTTTCTTTCTGCTGAATCTGCGCGCCGCCTACCTTCATTCTTGGCTGTTGCTAGACTCGCCGCCAAGACCGCCTCTAAGTCGGCATCTCGACCTCCCTCCGCCTGCTGCCTTCTGCGTTCTGCAGAAGCTGAGCGGCGCTGCCTCTCCTCTGCTGCACTTGCGGCCAGCACAGCCGCTAACTCTGCATTTTCAGGATCACCCATAGCTTCTCGAGCTAAGCGTTCCATTTTACGCTTGAATTCAGCAGTAGCCATTCTCTGAACTTAATCAACAAATAAACACGCCGCCTCCTTTATCACAACCACCCTCGGACTTTCTGGCACAAGCCGTGCCTCTTCAACATTCCGCCAGAATGCCTCCCGCATCTCTGCTGTATGCTGAAACCAGCCCCTGTCCCGTGTCACTGTCACCGCATACATTCCCCCCAGCCGCCAAGGAATCTTCTCAACAATATCGAGATCTTGTGCCATAGCCTCCGCCTCCGTATAGGCATACTGCATGACACATGTCACCGGATTCTGAAGAAGCCATACGTAGCCTTCAGCCCCCGAAAGATCCATCACATTCTTTCCCAGAGAATCAATCTTCACTTCCACGTATTCGCACTCGTCAATCCCCGTAACCTCCATCTGCACCTGCATCTGGCACCAATACTCGAACGGAATCCCCTCGCCTACCGAACGCGTAATAGGACACTTGATCTCCAGAAGTCGCCCTACACGAGCGGGATCCGTCGCCGCAAGAATGATTCCATCCGGGCTAGCAGCAATGTGTTTATCGGTGGGGTGCAGAATCCGCCCCGCCTCTGCGATTTGGAGCCCCCACTTGGCCTCCAGAATCTGCTTCACCACCGGCTCAAAACGGATACCCCAATCAAACGGCCCCATCTCGCACGTCATACATGCCAAACGATTGGAGTGCGTAGGACCTGTGCTAACCGGCACCTTGCTCTGAACAAGCTGCGCCACGGCCCTCGGGCTCCCCAGCAGTTTCGCAAACTCCGATGCCGTCAACACCTCCTTCCCCTGTGCATACCAGGCCGGCGTCCTCTGAGGAACCTGGGGACGCGCCAAAACGGCTTCCGCAATGATCCGTCGCTCCTCGGCGGGACAGCCAGCCCAACCAACCGCAGTCGCCTTCAATACAAACTTCTCCAGTGCTCGGTAGGCAATCATCTGGGCCACCTCAAATCCCTCACGATCCTCTTCAGGTATTACCTGCAGCAGCTCTCCTATAGAGTCATCTGTAGCATCCCTCCACCCAGAAAACTCTATAGGATGCGAGGGGGCAGGGGCCTCCATATCCCTCCATGATAATACATCTGCAACTGGCTGAAACATTTGACGAGGTAACATAACAGTCGGCTCGTCAAACTTATGGCGCTGCGCCTTCATCCCTATCTATTCTGTCGGCGTATTCTTAGGCTGTTCCGCCTTACGGCGAAACGTCACCGCATTCCTCTTTTCCAATAGCTGGAACAGCACCTCGCCCGTTGCCGAGACATGCATAACAAGCGGCTTAATCTCCTTTATCATCTCCGTCTCCTCATCATACTCTACAGCTGTCTTTGAGTTCAGGAGTTTCTTCTTATCATCAAGCGCCTTGGACAGTAGCGCGAGGAGAGACACCTTCTCTGGCTCTTTTAACCCCCGCTTTTCTGCAAGATCATCCGTGAAGGCGCGAAGACGATTCAGACGCAGCCCGCGCTCCAGACGATGCCAGGGACGCTTGAATGCCGTATCAGCTTCCGCGTCAATCAGCTTCTGTAGAGAATCATTTACCGTAAAATCAACAACATTTGCGCTGATATCGTGCGTAGCCTTGCGTGCAGTTTTATTACGGATAGATGCCATTCTATATGTTTATGGTTCTAATCCTTAAGGTCCAAGATTCTCTTTAATACTGAATATGCATTATTATTCTCAGACAGGGAAATCTCGCTCATGGCGGAGTTCACCCCCCACGGATCCGTTTTTTCGGCAGAAGCAATCCAAATGAATGGTCGCCACACTTCTCTAGCCGGCGTAGTTCCTGAAGGAGTCTCTTTCCAGGTGTAACACTGTGCCAGCGTATCACATGAAGGCTCAATAGGACAGAAGACTATCCTGTCATCACAGAAGATTTCCGCCGCGGCAGTAAACTCATTTAATGCCAAAAAGTCGGTGGCATGTTGAATGGCGCCAGATATATCTGCAGAGTCAATCTCAATAAGATGTGTGCCGTTTCTTTCGAGAAAAAGCCAGACTTGATGAAATCCATCTACACGGTTTGGCAGTTTCACGTAGGGGAGGAGGAACATCACTTTAAAGTGATGTTCTAATACTTCTTTAGACAGATGTTTCACCCGTTCGCCTATGCGGGTCCGGTGCGCATACCGCCCGCCAAGTTACAGTTACGCGTCAGGCGCGAGACAAATCCCGATGATACCATTAATGCAAGACAGTTTGAGTCTTGGCAGAGTTCCGCGCCAGTTGTCCAGGGCGGATTATTCGAGGGTGGTCCTCCCGAAATGAAGGCGGCCTTTTATGATATGGCTCCGCTGAGTAGTCGTAATGACAAACAGGACTACAGGCAGTCACAGCCATTCGTGGCCAAAGGACCTTCTCTGGCAATGAATCCCTACTTTGATCGTTATGATCCCACGCGCGATCCTAGGAATATGATCCGAGAAGTGCGATCCGTTGTCTATGAAGAGAAGGAGGCCGATAGAGGTCTGGCCGAATCTAGGCGTATTAACACACGCACCTATACAAGCCGCTGGATTTCGGAAGGAGCTACCGAAGAGAGTTTGCAGGCCACACTGGAAGCCTACGAAGTTATGCGACCCAAGACCGATAATATTGAGGAAGTATATCGCCCACAAAAGCCTAAGAAAATGAATGATGTTGTTATGTCAATGTATGGTTCAGGTTCCGGTTCCGGTTCAGGCTCTCACTAATCAAAAGTCACCTCGACCACATAGTCGTGCTTCTGCATTAACTTGGAGTTGGGTGGCGGTGCAATCACAAGACGCTTACGAGTGGAACTCCGGCTACTGGCACTAGTCGTGGTAGTTGTAGTGGTGGCAGAAGTATCCGATATAGCCTTGCGCGCCTTCTGTAACTCTCTCGAGCTGGTATTCATGGCCGCCTCAATCTTCACCATGTTCATCTTAATATAGTCGAGCACACCCTTTTCCAGCGCCCACCGGAAAAAGTTCAGTTTCCCGACAGTAGTCTGAAACATCTCATATCCTTGGATCTGAAACATGATTCTCTCCCGCCGGCAGAAGGGATCAAACAGTTTTTTACTGTATGCCTTCAGCTGAGACTTGTAGTTCGTATAAACCAGAAACTCCTGGTTGTTCAGAATATAGGAAATGTTATGCTGCTTGGCGTAGTTCGTTACGAACCAGTCAATAAGACGCAGGGAAGTATCGGAAGTGCCCTCGAGCAGCTTGATAATGTATTCCTTGTCATCGCGCGCAGAATAGAACTGTTGCAGGCTGTTGACGATGAGCTCCTGCTTGCAGTGAATCTTCCTGCGACGTGTTTGTGGGTCTGGATCAACTGTTACTACAGGAAGGTCGTCCATGGATTTCTGATTCTAAAAGGGCAAAAGTCTTAGGCCACTTCAGATGAACGCTCAGCCGCCCGGTTATAATCCTGGTGAATCACTCCTTCAGGGGGGCAATGCAAGTATACAGCCACTCATGGGGGGTGGTGGCCACGGAGATCCCGAACAGAGTCTTCTAACTGGCGGAAACTCGGCGAATATAATACCTCTGAAGGGGGGTAGGCGGATGAGTTCCAGGGGGCGCAAAATGCATGCTGTTATGGCGAAGATTGTTACATCATTACCTCCCGCGGTGGCTAAGGCCATGCATATGGGAGGGTTAAAAAAAAAAGTTTGATAGGTGGAGGCTTGGATGAACCGATCTTTATTGATGCAAACCAAAAGATTCCCAGATCTACAAATACTCTTCCTAATCTTACTAAAAATCTCGCTGAAATGGCGGAGAAATACATTGGACAAATGCTCCCCTTATGGAAACGCTTTAATATTAACACGGGAAAGACAGATGAAGCCTCCAAAATCATCACACAAGAAAAGTGCATTTTACCGGCAAAGGGGTCGTACAATGATACGAAAGGACAACCTGGATTTGATCGCCTTGCAATCATTCTTCCAGAAACAGTCTCGGCCATTATTGTATATCCGCCCGTCAAAGGGGATGCATTTATGTTTCAATCTATCTTAGATCATATACATGATAATCAGTATCACGCGCAGCCAGATATTGTAGTTCTCTTTGCACCACCATTTTACTCTACAGATAATATTGAAGTGAACAAGAATATTTTGGCGAACTATCTCAACTTTAAAATGAATGAGGAGACTAAGGCAATCGTCTATATTCTTACACAACATACTGATGCGAGCAAAATGATAGGCTGCAAGCTTTATTCTGAGCAAAGTAAGCCGAATAAACCGCTAATAAATATGCTCGAGCCGAGTTATGTCATTTATCCATTTACACGAACTGTTGCCGATAAGATGGTAGGTAGTATTTTATTAAGTGCATCTTCCGCCAATGAAGTGAACCTTCCAGCGTCGAATATTAGACAGATTAGTTCAGTGAGTTCTTATTTCGCTCAGCGTGGGCGAGGTACTCTGGCATATCCCCCAGATATTACGACAGAAGATCATCAAATCAACAAAATGCTGCCACCGTATTTATACAGGTTTTATGGCCCCAAGGCGGAAACCTTTGACGGTAATGTTATTTTAATCGATTTGAAGGGAGAGGATATTAGCGCAGGTATGCGGGCCATGGGACTCGATAGTGATATGTTTGTCGGTACGGATGAAGATCGATTAACCTTGGATGGGATTGACACTGTGGCTGTTAAAATCCTGGATATGCCATATTCGGTACGAAAGCCTAGTCCAGAAGTTAGGAAAGATTGGTTAGAGTTCAAGTTTACCATGGACGAAGCTGAGGTATTGAACAGCCTACAGATTAAACCGAGTGTATTGAACTCCTATGTATTTGAAGGCGATGGCCCTGGAATGTTAGTGAAGTTTCTCAGTAACATGGTAAACTCAAAATGCTATACTGAGAAGGATCTACTCACAAAGGAAGAATGCAGTATATCCGAAAACTTTATTGATAAAGTATATTCTTATCTACTTGAGCATGACCCGCGTATTGATGAGGGTATTGAGGCTAAGAAGAGTGAGCAGCTGCGTATGGAGGCTGAGATTAAACGAAATGAGGATGCTGAGATGAAAGAGAAAATCAGCAAAGAAGAGGCTGAAATGGCCAAGGAAGATCTTAAGAAGTTTAAGGCACTGTTTGGCCTGGATGATTCTGTAACCGATGAATCTCTTGCAAAGGATCCATATGAAGATGGTATATTAGTACCCGAGGATGAAGTAGATGAACTACAGTTTAATACAGTTCTGCGCGACATTAAAAAGGGGTACTATATGTTTATTGTGACCGCGGGAATAGTTGATATGTTTACTGATGTTGGGTTGACTGTTGGGCGTTTATATGTAGATGTGAAAAATGAGCAGGAAGCGACTCCAGCAATAGATGCAGGAATAAAGAGACTTTCTCAGGCATATCCTGGTTGGAAGTTCTTTAAGGAAACAACGGATAAAGAACTACAGAAGATTGTTGGAGGAGCGGATGATACAAACCCGGCTCATGGCCCTACACCTCTTACTGTTCCAACCCCTGTGACGGTTCCAACCCCTGTGACGGTTCCAACCCCTATGGCTCCTGCTGTAAAGGGTTCTCCAGCTCCTGCTGCAAAGGGTTCTCCAGCTCCTGCTGCAAAGGGTTCTCCAGCTCCTGCTGCAAAGGGTTCTCCAGCTCCTGCTGCAAAGGGTTCTCCAGCTCCTGCATAGTATGGTATACTCATGTTTAGAATGCGCGTATTTTTTAGAATCCTATTCAGTTGCGATGCGATAAAATAAGATTCTAATGTAGAATGCGGCCAACTAGTTGGCTGCGAAG